GTAATACCTTGAATACCTTGTGTTCCTTGAGCACCCGTAGTTCCTTGTGCTCCTGTTGCACCTTGAGCACCAGTGGCACCTTGGGTTCCTGTGGCACCCTGAGTTCCTGTAGCGCCTTGGGTTCCTGTAGCACCTTGTGTTCCTGTAGCCCCCTGTGCTCCTGTAGCGCCTTGGGTTCCTGTGGTTCCTTGAGTACCTGTAGCACCCTGAGTACCCGTTGCTCCTTGGGTTCCTGTGGCACCCTGTGTTCCTGTTGCTCCCTGTGTTCCAGTTGCACCTTGAGTACCCGTTGCTCCCTGTGCTCCTGTAGCACCCTGAGTACCCGTTGCTCCTTGGGTTCCTGTAGCACCTTGAGTTCCTGTAGCACCTTGAGCACCTGTTATACCTTGAATACCCTGAAGACCAGCAGCAAATGGTGTTACCCAAGATACACCAATACCTGTAGAAATTAAAACTGATCCGGCAGTACCTACATTTCCATAAACGTCTCTTAAAGAAGAGTCTAGTTCAATTAATCCAATAAATGTAGATGCCCCAGATACTCTTACGTCTCCTTGAACGTGTAATTTTGCTATCGGGAGTGTTGTCCCTATACCAACATTACCTCCAATATAAACACCACTATTAATTCCAGCAACCTGAAGAATTTGTCCTGATGTTCCTGTTGATGACGCACCACCAACCAAAAACGTACCATTAGAATCTATGCGATGTCTAAACGTATTTTGAGTTACAAAATCAATAGATCCAGCATCTTGAGTGACAATTCTTAATGCACCTGTTCCACGATTAATAACATCAAAGTTTGAATTGTCTCCACCAGTTCTTATGAGTCTTGTTGCATAATCAGAATAAGTTAAGTCTGCTCCATGAAAATCTAAGAACGTTGCAATATTAGTAGCACCAATGCCAATTTCTATATTTCTCCCAATATCAGCACCAAGTAATACATAAGTATTTGCATATCCAACCTTTCCACCAGTACCAACGACATCTAAAGTTACTGTGGGAGATGCTGAACCAATACCAACAGAACCTACATTGGTAATTCTAACTTTTTCTGTTGAATTTGTAGTAAAAGTATAAGCTCCATTACTATCATAATTTGAGAATCTAAATGTAGTCCCAGCAACATCAAGATAATAACCAATGACTCCACTAGGATAATCAAATGCAATTTCACCACCTTCATTGAGATATGGTTTGAGTCTTAAATAACTTCCAATACCAACACCGCCACTTCCAGTTGTTGTAATAATACCAGAGGCAATATTAATGCTATTATTAAAAGTTGAAACACCAGAAATAACATTGAGTCCCTGAGACTGTAAAATGCCATAAACAGTTGCACCATATCCAGTGGTTTCAAACTCTTTAGAGTTATCGTAATAGAGTTCTACCGCTCCATTGTTATTAAATCTTGCATAATATTCCGTTGCACCAGGATTCATTAAATCTATGGTATTAGCACCACCAATAACTAAACCACCAGTTCCTTGATCATTAATGTAACTATTGCTGCCATTATGAGATATGACTAAATCATTACCGTCACCAAAAACTAATTGATCATTATCACCAAAGAAAGCTGAAGTACCAAAACTTACATTACCGGTAAATGTGGACACTCCAGAAATATTCAACTGTGGGGTGCTTAGAGTTGTATCGGTAACTTGCATTCCACCGGCAGCAAGTCTTACACCATTAGGAATTTGTGTACTTCCAATACCTATAGCATAATTACTGATCCAAGCATCAGTTCCAAGTCCGGCAAATGTGCCAGACTTAAACCACATAATCTTCTTATATGTTGCAGGATTTGTCTCAATACCTGCAATGAATAACTGAACTAAAGGAGTTCCCTCCGTAGATGCAATTGCTACACCACCATGATTTGCAGTACTATCTGTCGATGCGTCATTACCAAGAACATCAGTTCTAAAACCCAGAACAATATCTGGATCATAAACTTTAAATTCTGTCGTGAATAATGTAGCCGAAGTACCACCAATAGTAATATTACCGTTTACGTTTAAATTACGATTAATTTGAACGTCTCTAGTAACTGTTAAATCTTGAGGAACGGTAAATTGATTTGGAATACTTAATGTTGGTGTAGATCCTTCACCAGTTCCTCCTGTTACTGTAATTTGATTTGAGGTTCCTGTTATATCCCTTACATAATCACCAAAAGTGTCAGTTCCAAGTCCAACAGAATTTGGTTGAATAGTTGCTGCCAGTGATACATTAGAACTTCCATCAAAACTAATTGGTGATGCAAGAATATCACCTGTTATTTCAAAAGTTCTAGGAGTTTGAAGTTTGGTTGCGTTTGTTGCTATACCACTTGAAGTAGCATATGTAGAAATTCCAGCACTAGATGCATACGTACTTATACCAGAATTTGTAGAGAAACCGGCATTAGGTGCATAAGTTGATATACCAGCAATTGTTGCATAAGTTGATATTCCAGAACTTGTAGAGAAACCGGCATTAGGTGTATAAGTTGCTATGCCAGATCTTGTAGCATATGTAGAGATACCACTAGAAGTAGAATATCCAGCATTACTAACATAATTTGCAACGGTAATTGTTGCTCCAGAACCTGATGCAGTTGCTGTGATATTTGATCCTACAAAATTCAATAATGAAATAGTATTGGCAACACCTACTGTTGATCCTTCTTCTTGAACTGTAATTCCACTAATAGCACTTGCAGGAGCTGCATTTACCCAAGTTGGTGCAGAAGATCCATTAGATTGAAGTATTTGACCAGTAACTCCATTTGTTATGAATGAAGTTGTATTTGCTGCAGTTTGGTAAGGAATATTTCCTGCTACGCCACCTTTTAAATTGGTTGCAATACCAGCATTTGTGGAATATCCAGCATTGGTAACGTAATCTGCAACCGTAATTGTTGCTCCAGCACCTGATGCAGTTGCAGTAACATTAGGACCAACAAAATTTAAAGAGTTAATACTTGCTGCAGTTCCAACAGTACCACCTTCATCCTTAATGGTAATTCCAGTAATGGCACCCACTGGAGCAGCATCAACCCAATCAACACCGGAACCAGTAGAAACTAAAACTTGATTTGCAGTTCCTGCCTGATTATTTGTGTCATATAATGCACCACGAACTCTTATTCCACCATTAACATCTAAGTTAGTAGAAGCATTTGTGGTTCCAATACCTACTTTCCCAGTAACCTCAAGTACTGTATTACTCTCGGTATAAGAAGAAATACCAATTTTAAGATTTTTTTGACGGTTACTGAGATATCCTTTTGCCATTTTCTTGAGTTAGTTGAGTGTTTCTAGGATGCTTCCAATAAATTTAAGATTAGATGCATTACTTCCACGTATTTCTAATACATCTCCACTTTCAAGAACTAATTTTCCAGATAATAAATTAGCGGTATCATTTCCAGCAATCGGATATTGTTTCAAGATCTCAGTTGTCACTGCAATACCAGATATTGTCCTTTTATGATTAAAAGTCACATCTTCTGAACTTGATCCCACATTTGTAACTTGAGCAAGTAAGACGACACCAGTATAACCAACGGGTGCTGTATAGATACCTACTGTATTTACACCAATTACAGAAGTGACTGTTTGGAATACGTTAAGTGCTAATGCCATTCTATTAATCTCCTCCTAATGCTAGAATGAATGGTGTCATCGTTGAGAACAAACTCTTAGAATAGAATGTTCCACTAATTGTTCCTGTTTGTTGATTAATTACAACACCATCACCAATTCTAAAGTTTCCAGATTGATCAGTTGATGTGAAAACAACTAAACCACCATTTCTAGCATCAGTTTCATTTGCTTGAATGGGAACACCACCAGCAGCAGGCAAAGCAGTTGCAATTGTCACGCCACTTCCAATGTATTCAAGAGAATGACCTGATGCTAGGATACGGCTTTGTTTAAAGAAAGGAACTGTTGTACCAACACCAACAGCATATGGAACATTATCTGTTAAAGTAATTGTACAAATACCAGATGATACTGGTGTAGAACTTTGAATAACATAATAAGTTGGAATCATCCTTGCAGTTCCAGATGCAGAATTAATTCCAGAATTTGGCATACTGAAGGATACTGTTGGTGGTGTGGATCCATATCCTCTTCCACTAGAAACCATTTCAACAGCAACTACTGATCCATTCCTGACTTCGGCAACAGCAGTCGCAGGTATTCCCCAAGATGTTGCTGGACTGCCAATAGTTACATCTGCATTTCCAGTATATCCAGTTCCACCAGAACTAACTGTTACACCATCAACAGTATAATATAGTGTATCAAAATAAACTACTTGACCATCAAAAGGTCTCACCGCATTAATTTTTATAGTTCCACCACTGACGTATGTGTGTTGGAGAGTAGAGACACCAACATATGCAGAAAAACTATTTGCTGCACCGACAGATGCTACTTCAAAAATATAACCTTTGTTTCCTGATGGGTAAGTTACAATTCCTGGACCAGATGTGCAAGTAAATGCAAGTCCTGCTATTGAAACGCCCATTCCAACCACAAGATTATGATTGGTTGATGTTGTGATTGTAACAATACCAGTTACATTATTATAAGTTGCTGTTGATACTGCTAAGGTTGGAACATTTAAATCTAGAACAAATGTATCTGAATTTTCTGCTACGGAACTTGTGACAATACCTGTATATTTTCTTGGACCAACCCCATCAGCAACAAGTGCATAATTACCAAATGATGAGTTAGAGTTTGTTAAATCACATGCAGCGCCAGTTCCACAATAAACTGCTACATCATCACAAATTGTGAACAGTGAAACTAACTGTGCATATCCTTCATTTGTAATTGAAACTCCTATTCCACCTTGATTGTATTGAGTATAAGAGTCAAGAACCATGGACTTTAATTGTCCTATTGCCTTTGATCCATCAATTTTAAGACCAATACTATTAGGAATAAAGTTAGTACAGTTCTGAATATATGGGGATTGGTTGAAATATCCTACTTGGTTTGGATTAAATGCGAATATTGCTTTTCCTGAGTTTAATGTTCCCGTGAATGACATTTCTGCCACATAATCACCATTTGCCACATAAAATAAATCTTGATTGGCATTTAATGGTTGAACTGATACGTCTCTTAAACTATCACCAACAATTGATACTTGTTCTGGTATAACAAGAGGATTATTTTCTATGTAAGATCCAGCACTAACTTTAATAACTGTTCCTGCTGTTGCCTCTGTAAGTGCTGCTCCAATTGATGCCTTTGCATCTCCAAGTTTTTTTCCTGTGTTGGAGTTATTTCCGTCTGCTGTGACATATAAAATATTAGTAACTGTTGTTCCAGCACCGATTCTTACAATGTCTGTTGCAATACCCGTTCTTTCTCTACGAGTATACAGTTCCCCATCGTAAGTATTAAGAGCTAATTCTCCAAGATTTACGTCTGATGTTGTTGGTTTTTTACCGGCAACAGAAGATCGTTTGATTTTAATAATCGGATCTGCCATTCAATCCTCGCATCGGTGGTAGAGACCGTAGGAACTCTTATATAAGAGTTTTTATTATTTATTGAAAATCTTCCTCTGCCTTTGTGGTTCTTTTTGTTTTTGAGGATAATTTATCAATTTCTTTCTGTTGCTCACTAATTTTTACATTTAATGCTTCAGTAATATCATTAAGTTGTCTATTTTTAGATTCGGCAACAATTAGTTGAGATAGAATCTCAAGAGTTTTTTGCTGATATGTTGCAATCAGATACTTATAATCTTGTTCATTCATAAAAAATAGAGGAAGATAAACTTCCTCTATTTAGATCATCCAAATAACATAGTATCTAAAGTATTAACTATTCCCGTAAGATTTGCACCAGACCCTTCGAACGAAGTTGCAGTGACAATTCCCACAACTCTTACATTTCCAGTAACATCAAGTTTTTGTGATGGAACTGTGCTACCAATACCAACCCTATCGTTTGTAATATCTACAGATAGATTTAAGTAGGAAACTAAGTTCGCAGTATCTCTAGACTTACCCATTGTTTATACTTTTTGATTATTTAGGTTAGAATGCGCCACCATCGATGGTTATGTTTTCTAGAATTAAAGTAGATCCAGTACAACCTATGACTCTAGTTGAAGTATTTGTTGTACATGATGAGTTAATCCACAATTCTTCCATTTCTACTGCTGCATATCCACCAGTAGCTGGAGTAAGAACACCGGTAGACTCTGTTACATCATCAGCAAAAACAATTCTAGATGTAGAATCATCCCAATAAACTGCTGCTTTCTTAGCAGATGCCGTAAAATAGTTAAAGAGAAGACCAATATCCTTATTCAGGTCTGATGTTGGTACTCCAAGAACTCCACCACCAGTATCAATTAAACCAAGATCAACTAGGGCATCCTTAACATTTAATGTTGTGGTATTAACTTGCGTTGTGCTACCATTAACATAAAGGTTTCCAGTAACAGTAACATCATTTGCAAATGTTGCATTATTTGTACTCATGGTAATAACATTTGCACCAGTACTGGATTGAATGTCATTGCCATTAACACGAATATCACCAGCAAATGCAGTTAATGTATTTGATGTTAATGTAATATTAGCATTTCCATCACTTGCTTGAATATCATTACCATTAACACGAATATCACCAGCAAATGTTGTTAATGTATTGGAAGTAAGGGAGATATTGGCATTTCCATCACTTGCTTGAATATCATTACCATTAACACGAATATCACCAGCAAATGCAGTTAATGTATTTGAAGTAAGAGTAATGTTAGTATTTCCGTCACTTGCTTGAATATCACTTCCATTAATTCTAACATCGCCACCAACTGTTAGATTATTTCTGATAGTTGAAATACCAGTTGCGGCACCCATTACAAGTGCTGTTGCTGCACCAGCAAAGTTTACGTTAGTTGCAGTGTCATTGACCAGGTTAAATGTTGTTGCACTTGTTGTTACATCACCACCATTAACTGCAATGTCTCCAGTTAACGTTAAAGTATCTGTGTTTGTTACATAAGAAATACCAGCATCAACATAAACTGCCGTAGATCCAACACCAGTGTTGCTAACAAATAAACCGGGATAAAAAGTTCCGCTTGGTGCAGTATTAGTTGCAACTAAATTTGCACGAGTTGCAGTGCTAATTGTACCAGTGATTGTTTGCCCAAAAGTTGCAGTACCATTAACAGTGATGATGTCACCAGCAGCATCTCCAAGAGTTACAGCACCATTTGCAGTAAAGGAACCAGTTGCAGTAGTAACACCAGTTACTAGAAGGTGTTGAGATGTTGTAACTCCAGCAACATTTAAATTATTGTTAACTGTTGCAATTCCGGAGACGGTAAGTTGATCTTGAATATCAACAGTTCCCGCAGTACTATCAAGAATTAAGTTACCTGAACTTGTATCAATTTCATTTGTGGCAGTGATTCCAATCCTAACTGCATCAACAACTGCGCCTGTTGCAAAAGTACCTACACCAGAAAAACTTAGATGTCTCCACTGTCTTGTGGAATCACCAAGATCATAGGTTGCTGTTGTATTCGGATATAATCCAGAAGTAAATTCACCGCCAATATTAATATTATCTCCAGTATCATCACCAAGATTGATTGTACCACCTCTGAACGTTACAATGCCGACAAACTCAGAGTATCCACCAACATGAAGATTTTGCTTAACGGTGAGGTTTTTAGCAATACCCATGCCACCGTCAAGCTGGACTGCTCCAGTATTCTCATTGCCTAGTGTGTTATCAGTAGTATCTGAGAATGTAGTAATACCAGTAAAAACTGCATTACTTGAACCACTTGCCCAACTTAAGTTTCCGCTACCATCATTAGTCAGAACTGAAGATGCAGATCCTTGAGTTGCTGGAAAGTAATATGTGACTGCAGCACCGACCGATGCGGGTGCTGCCAGGGTAATAAAGTCAGATCCTGTATTTGCTTCTACAAGATTTATTCCACTTCCAGCAGAAGCGGTTTCTTTCTTCCAATATCTATGAGAACCAAAGAATTTATTTGTTGCAAGGGTACTATCAATACCAACGTAAAGGTCGTATGAATCAGTTGTAAAACCAGGTTCACCTGCCCTTAAACCGGGAAGATTAGCAAGAAGACCTCTCTTAAACTGTAAAACAGGAGCTGCCATCTTCTATACACTCTTTTTTTATTATTTAGACGTTAAAAACTTCCAGCATCAAGATCAATTTTATCGTCAAGGTCTGTATCCAAAGTACCAATAAAATCACCTGGAAGACCGGGTTGTGTAGTCTCTGTATTAGATGCAGCAGAAAGAACAGTATCTGGATTTACTGGGTAGTACTTCTGAGTTGCCGCATCATACATAATAACATATTTGTCTTGGAGACCGCTAGGATTATAATCTCCCAAATCTGAAAACTTTGCAGGCACTTGAACTCCTCCAGCAATTACACTAAGTTTTACTTTTGGTGCTGATGATCTTTTAACAGAAATACTTGAACTTGAAGAAAGAGAAACGTTGTATGTCATACAGATACCGTGTCTACGACCATCATCATACCTTCAAAAACTTTTGTAACTCTTCCAGTAGTTGATTCTGTAATAATTACATCATAATAATTTCTACCAGCAGTTAATGTGGATGTATTTGCTGCACTCATGGAAATTTTAATTTCACCTTTTGCAACAGTAATTGTTGTACTGAAGGATTTTGATGTAGTTGCTGCTGGATGTCTACGTATTTTTGCAGTTGCAGAAAAGTTATTCAGTGGTAAAACTGAACCATCAGATTGTGTAACATTAAAAGTCGCTTCAAAATCAGTTCCCTTTTCAAGTCTTAAATTTACTACTGGTACTGACATTTTAGTGGAGTATTTTTAAATATTTATCAAAACCTTCTACTAATCATGATGGTGGTAGATTTGTATCTAATATCCATGATTCTGTTTCATAATCCCAACGATAATATTTTCCTGAAAAAATTTGTTCTTGTGTAAGTGATGGTGGTAAATTAGACACTGGAACTAATACCCAAGTATTAGTTATTTCATCCCAACGATAAAATTGCCTATTAAGAAACTGCTCTTCTGTAAGTTCTGGTTTTAATGGTCGAGGAGTTTCTAAATCCCATTGTTGAGTTTCTTCATTCCAGATATAGAAACAACGATACTCAATCTCTGCTTCAGTAAGTATGGGGGGAGGTCCAATTGGTGACTCCCAATCCAGTGTTTGTGCATTTAAAACCCAAGATGGAAAAGGTTTTGGTCTAATAAACGCATCATATTCTTCATCATACATATCTCCAGGTCCAGCATATCTTACTCGCATATTACTATTATATGAGGTTTGTTTCCAATTAGTATCGGATCCAAAAAGATTTTTACAAAAATCTATCCCAATTTGTTCTACTTCTTCCCCATCAGAATTTAAAACATCTTCATTGCTTACAACAATGACTCTAGTAACTATATTGTTCTCGTCAAGTTGAGCAAAATGTGCCATTTTTACTTATTTTATAGATCTTTATAATATTTAGAAACAAAAAGATAGTATTTGAAATTCTGGAAATTTAAACATTTTTTTCTTAACTTTCACATCTATACTATTGTCTTCATATAAAAATGCATCTCCAACATTAAGTGTGAAATAACCAGAATCAATTAATAATTTTATTGGTTCTGTTGTTGAACAAATCATTTTTAAATCACCAGAAAAGGCACAATAGACTGATTTCATAATTGCATTACTAACTTTTTTTTCAATCATATTGAATTTTTCACCTTCAGAAAAAAGATTTCTTATCAGCAAATAACGATTCCTGTCAAAGAAAAATTTAACTCCTTCTGGGCATGTTGATGCCTGAAAATTAAAAACATTATGATTCTCTAATGGTAAAATAATTTCTTTCATGGTCCTAAATTAATATTAATAACTGAACGATATTTTGAGTGAATGGGATTTGAACTTGCATGTTTATATTTACCATCAAAAAGCAAAATTCTTCCTTTTTTTGGAGATACTGTTTTAATGACAATATTACCATCAAATAAAAAAGTATCACCATCACTATCATTTACATAATACAATAAACTTAAATGTTCTAAGTCATAATCTGTATGAATAGTATTAAAAGTATCTGCTTTATTATTTAAAAGTAAATTTACTTTCATTCTAATTATACTTTTATGAGAAGAGTAATTATCAATAAATTTTTTAAATTTACTAAAAAACTTTTCAAAATATTCTGAGTTACTTTGTCCGTTATAATATAGATTATGTTGAAATTGGCAAGTATCTTGCTCATCATTATATGTTGTATTAGTTCTAAAATAATACGGAAATAAATCGCCTAGCAGAAAAGACTCAAAATAATCTTGGTCTTCTCTTTCTATAGCGTCGTCAAAGATTTCTATCATTTTATATCAATATTGAATGCAAGTACAGTTTTTCTTGTTTTTGTAAAGTTTTTCGGAGAATAATGTTCTATGTTTCCAGGAAAACATAAAATATCACCCTCTCTCACGTTTGGTCTAATCACTTTTTTAGTTTGTGGGTGAATAATATGCGTTGCCAAATGCTTATCTTTAAGTTCTAAATAATAGATGTTTGTTATATCACTATTTGGATGTGCATGGATTTTATGTTCTGCTCCAGAAAATGAATCATACTGATTAAACCATGCATTTGTTATTTGATATTGCTTATTTCTTAAAAAATTTTTTTTATAAAAGTCATCTAATTTCTTCTGATTTTCTTGAAGTAAAAAATCAATGTAGTGAAAATTCCCCAATGAATGGTATGTACCATTTATCCAATCTGTGTTTGATATAAAACATCCATCATGTGTTGGTGTTTTTTGTCTTTGATTGATATATTGTTGAAATATCTGTTCTTGTACTTTTTTGTGATTTTTTACATGAAAAACATAATATAAAAATTTTATCATGGCAAATATCTCAAAATAACAACTCCAGATCCTCCAGCCGCATTTGGAGTATATCCTCCACCTCCACCACCAGTGTTTGCTAAAGCAGCACGGTTTCCACCACCGCCCCCGCCAGCAGTATTTCCTGGTGGAGCTGGAACACCTGAATATCCAGTAGAAGATCCACCAGCAGCAAAATATCCATTTTCGCCATATGCACTTGGCACCCATGGAATTAATGTCCCATTTCCACCTTGAACTCCTGGAGCTGGATAAGGACCTGGTGCGCTGTTTCCAGCAGCAGCAGACCCACCACCTCCACCACCAATAGCAGCAGATCCCGTGCCACCAGGATTTCCTTCTGGTGGAGTGAATCCTCCAACATTTCCTGTTCCACCAGCACCACTGTTATTTCCTGGACCACCCGATCCAGATCCTCCGGGACCCACAGCACCATCAGCAGGCATAGATCCACCACCAGTAGCAGTATAAGATAATGCGGAGGACGGAGTTGCAGCTCCAGGAACTGCTGCCCCCCCTCCAACTGTTATAGTATAATCTTGAACTGTTACTGGAATATTTGATATATTTCTTAATCCTCCAGCACCTCCCCCTCCAGCACGGGAAAGACCCCCATAACCCCCACCAGCAACAACAAGAAGATTTGATATTTGTCCCGGACTTGCTCCTAGAGAAGAAATATTGAATGGTCCTGACGCGGTAAAAACATGATAACGATATCCACCAGAATCAAATACAGTACCACCAGTAGCATCAAAAGAAAAATTTGATGCGAACATTGCGTCTGTGCCACTTCTCAGAAAAGTGTCTAAAAAAGTTTGTAAATTATTTCCAATTGATCTTATTCCCATCTTTGTTTTTTAAATATTTATTATAATTTATTCAAAAATAATATTAATTACCATTCTTCTATCATGTTTTCTTGGCACATCGCCAGTATGAAGCATGTTTGATGGAAATCTTACAATTCTACCTTGTTTTGGGTATATTTTTTTATTGTTCCACTTTGATTCATAAAATCTTGTTGGACCATCCGAATCATTAACGTAATATAAGTAAGTAATACCAGAAGTTAAGAGGTCTACATGAGGATTTAAAATTTTTCTATCAGAATGTGCAATATTTAAATTTGCTTTCATCTTATTAATACAATGTGTTTTAAATTCTGAGATATAAGGATTAAAACAATTTAATAAGATGTCAAAGTTATCGGAGAGTATAGAATTTTCTTTATAAAACGTATGTGTAAACTGAGATCTGTTTTGTAAAGAATCTCTTATAGTTTGTGAATTATAATACCATGGGAACATATCACTGGATAAGAGTGATTTTATGATTATCTGTTCATTTTCTGGTATCAAATTATCAAAAATTTCAATTTTGCTCATATAAGTTAAATTAATAAAATTGTAACACAAGAATTCCCTTTCCGCCTTGTCTTGCATTTACTGAAGGATATGCTCCAGCACCCGCAGCGCTTCCATCACTTCCACCCCCACCACCAAAATAATTTCCATTTTCGGGGCTTGATGGGTCATTGTATTGAATACCAACTCCTGCACCCCCACCTCTTCCTCCACCAGATCCTGGAGCATTAACATATGAAACCCCACCATGAGCATACGCAAAGTTTTGACCCTGAGTTTCTGCTGATAAATCTGTTGATGATGTTGGAACTGGAGTGGTTCGAAAAGACCAAAAACTTGGTGCTGGTCCAGAAGCAAATGTTTGTATTGCATTTGGATTTGCGGAAAAAGGTCCACCGGATCCGCCAGAAGTTCCAGGCTGACCATTATCAGTAAGTCCTCCTCCTCCTCCACCACCACCACATCCTCCTGGAGATGGTGATGAACTTCCGGGAGAACCACTACCATATCTGGCAACCTGCGCACCACCAGCACCACCAGCAACTGCATTTGGTCCTCCACCTGCTGCAGGTCCACCAGATGTTCCACTTCCGGCAGATAGTCTAATAATATCTGCACCAGAAGAATCGTTTTGTTTTACAAAAGTATCTTGTCCAGCGTTACCAACTGAATAATAAATGCTAGTTATTCCTGCTAAAGAATATGTATTACCTACAATATTTGAAGCTGCACCACCGCCTCCAGCTTCACCACCAAGACCGGCAGGACCAGCAGCAACTCCATTTGCACCTCCACCACAACCAGCAACTTTAAGAGTTGTAACTATGTTAGGGACAGTTATAGTTCCAGTTGTTCCACCAAAAAAAACATATTCATACACAGCAGGTCTTGATCCTCCAGTTTCTGATCTTGAGTTATAATCTTTAAAAGATGCTAATCTATTTCCTAAAGAACGAAGTGCCATTTTTATATTATTTTTTTAGTTATTTAGATTGAGTATCTGATAATAACGATACCATCACCACCACCTCCTGCAGGATTTCCTCCAGAATAAGACCAAGTTGCACCTCCACCTCCACCAGTGTGTTTAACTCCTGGAATTCCTGCGCCAGTTCCTCCAGCACCACCACCACCAGGTCCACCAGTACCAGATGTAGAACCACCACCCCCTCCACCATATAATCCTGTTGGACCAACTGCTGGTGTCCAAGTTGGTTGTACTGGTGCTGGTATTTCTGGAGATATTATTGGTGCAGCAAATGCAGGAAATGGAGACCCGGCACCGCCATTTCCAGAGGGTCCAGTAGATCCAGCACCGCCAGCACCGCCACCGCCAGCACCACCATTTAATCCAGAATCATTTCCACCAGAGTTTCCCTCAGGAGGAGTAAATCCTCCAGCATTTCCTGTTCCTCCAGTAGAAGATACCGCAAGCGGATATGACATACCACCACCACCAGAACCACCTGGAGATGCGGCATTTATTACACCACCCGGAAATCCACCTGCCCCTCTACCACCTGCACTAGCAGTAATTGAACCAAATATTGAATTATTTCCATTATTAGAGGCGTTTGCATGTACTGCAGGAGCAGCACCAGATCCAACAGTAACAGTCTGTGGTGATGATATTGTTATAGAACCATTTCTAACTCCACCTGCTCCTCCACCTCCTCCAGTTCCAGTTCCTCCCCCACCTCCTCCAGCTACTACAAGATATTCAACAGTTCCGGAACCAAGAGTTACAGTAAAAGTTCCGGGAGAAGTAAAGACATGATATCTATATCCATTTCCTGGGGTTATTCCCGCTGCCGTTACAGTTCCACCAGTTGCAGAAAATGTTAGTCCAGGTCTAGAAGCCCTCTTTCCAGTGCTTCCAAACCTATAATTGAAAGTTCTACTATTGTTATTTGACTTTAACGGTGCCATAGTTAGATATCAGTGTCACCGTTAATAAGAATATTCACTGCCGATCCAATACCTACACCTCCACTATCTGGAGCCGTAACTTCAACCGCTAAAGTATCTCTGTTTGTCATTACAATTGGATAATTAGTTTCAAAGAAAGTTGTTTCATTTGATGCCAAGTCAATTCTGAGAATTCTATTTGCGGTAACTCCCAAACCAGTTACTGGAGATGTATTTGGATACAAATACAGAGAAGTTCTTGCTGTAGCAAGTCCAGTATTATGAAGAACCACGCTTCTAATATAAGTTGTAGACGCAACACCAACTGGACCACCAGTATTCGTCACTCCTACGGTGAAAATTCCCACAGTACTAATCCCAGTTACTGCAGTTACACTTAATAATTTAGTTCTTCTGAGTGCCATTTTATTACTGCTTTTTTTTATTTATTTAGGTAATCAAAGGAATAGCATACCGTCCAATTCATTGAACCCAATTCCAATAACACCTGTTAAACTAGATCCATCTCCATAATATCTAGTTGCACTTATAATACCTGTTGATGGATACATTGTAATTGCAGTTCCAACGGATGCTATTCCAGATATTTGCACACCATCTGAAAATGTAGTAACTCCAGTAATTCTCAAGTGCTGAGAAGTAGTAACTCCAGATACATTAAGAGTGCCTACAGTACTGATGCCGGAGGCACTGATATTGACCGCAGTAGTAACTCCAGTAACTCTTAAATGCTGAGTTGTAGTAACTCCAGATACATTAAGAGTGCCTATAGTACTAATACCAGAGGCACTAATATTAACTGCTGTTGTAACTCCAGTAACTTGAAGATGCTGTGTAGTTGTAACACCAGAAACATCAACTTCAAAAGCAGTGATAATACCAACTGTTGCAATACCTAAAGTAGTAATTCCAGTTACTCTCAAATTTCTTGTAGAGGTAACACCAGATACATTTAAGTTTACTACATCAAAATCAGTTGCTGGATTTACAGTTGAATAACTTTTCCAATATGTACCAGTCCATCGATAGGTGTTTCCAGACGTAGAATCAGTGAATACTTGCCCTACCGTTGGAGAACTAGGAAAATTTAATGCCACTTCTTTCTACGTACTCTTTTGAATATTTATACCTTCTGGTGATCTGGAAGTTCTGGTAATAAGTCGAAAGACAATATAGAACGTCTTTTTTTTGTTTGATTCGGATGAACAAAGTGTAAAGTATAGCTAGGGAATAATAACATTGTTCCCTCTTTAACATTTTGAGGAAAAACTAAAGATGTTGTATCTGTTCTTGGATCTTGCCAAGGAGCAACAAAACAAGTGGGACTATGCACTACTGGGTCATATTCCAAGTATATAATTCCACTAAATCCCCATGATCTATGATTATGAATTGTTTGTTGATCACCTTTGTAATATCTCACACACCAAGCATCTGTCATTCTACAAGTAACTTTAGATTCTCGACAAAATTCATTTAATTCGGGTTTTAGTAAGTCCTGAATATAATGAATGTATGAGTAATTATCTTTTTGGCGATCAGTTTCAAATGTTTGGAGTGGAGTTCTTATAAAATTTTTATCTTTAATTTTTCCCAAAATTGCTTTCTTTTTAAAGTCCCAGTCAGTTAGTTGGTATTGATATGTGGGATATTCAAAAAGTGGTATTTTCATCGCGCAGCATCATTTGCACAATGTGCTCTTGGACCATTTGCTCTTACATAATGAAAGAAAATTTGATGATGATATGTATCATCTGTTTTTTTGAAAACTTTATTTAAGAATTTACCAAATTTATTATATCTAGATTCTAAGGGATCTCTCCAATGATCTCTTTCACATCCCTTATAAAGAAGTCCCCATCCATCTTGAAGATTTGCAAAACGCTCTTCACCACTTGGAGTTTCAATACAGAAAGGCCAAGGATTGACTGCATTAGTACTGATCTGAACACTCACGGAAATCTCACAAGCATCACGATCAGAATGCCTTACTAGTCTTTGTCCAGCAAAGTAAAAACGATCGTAATAATAAGTATTATAAAGTTTTTCCCCAAGAATATCTTCAAGAATCAGACGAATCTTTGTGTGTGCTTGTTTGTACTGTGGGTGAGTATAACGTGCAAGAGATCCTGGAACTTGCGTTTCATCTGGATTATGGTTGAATATATCTAAAGATCCATAATAATTAATTTGTCCCCTTTCTTTAGGAACCTCATGAAATAATTCTTTTGGATCGTATAGATTTTTAATAATCATATATCCATGTTTATCAAAATACTCTCTTGCTCCTTGAGGAACAGCAGGAGCACCAGGATCAATTGAACATTGAAGACCTTGCTGATGATACTTATTAAATTGTTCCATAATTGGTCTAGATTCTACCATTTCTTTGGTAGCACCAACTGGTCTATTTGGATTAAAATCACATCCTACATTCATTTTACTATACCTCCATCACTTCCAACGAGGTCCAACCGTCCAACCAACAAGACTCTTACGAACTCCTTTGGTTACTTTAAGAACTCTGTGTTGTGTTCGGGAATCAAAAAGAATAACTGTACCTCGCTTTCTTGGGGCAAAATATGATTTACCTGCTTCATCAAGTAATTGAAGATTGCCACCTTCATAGTCATCGGGGTCAGAGAGCTGAACCACAAAAGAAAGCTTTCTTACCATCTCAATTTTTTCATTGAGAAAATCTTGGGCAAGACCATCTTGACGATTGCCAACACTTACTGGTTTATATTGTGTTGCAAGTCCAGCATCGTTGTGCCAACCATAGAATTGACCTTCACTATATTTTGTGAACTGCATTGATTCTCCGTCAATACAACGAAGATCATAAAGGAAGTTTTCTCTATTTGCTCTTTCAATGTAATGCCAAACAAATCCACCTACCCAATGTGTAGTGGGAATCCAGGCATTTTGTGAGTTTCTTTTTTCTTTGTTTAGTGCATCTCCATGAAGTCTGGAGTCTGCCATTTGTTGATCAAATTTTTCTGTGAGGTCTCGCTCAATAATACCTACCACATCTTCTGGTAGATCTGAAAAATACCAAATTGATTGAAATGCCATATGGGAATAATATACTCAGTTTCATTATATATGATCTTCTAAAAACTGTCTATTGTTTATGCAGTTTTTAAAACCCACTCTTGATTTTCTTCATTCCATTCATAATAACTTCTGGACTTAATTTGTTCTTGAGTAAGTTCTGGTGCGGGACCTATGGGAGATTCCCAATCCACAGTTTCTTGATTGAGAATCCATGAAGGATAAGGTTTGGGGAACATAAACGCATCAAGTTCTTTATTATAGATCATTCCAAGAGATGCACCACGAACTCTAAAATTTCCATGATATGAAGTTTGAATCCATTTGTCACCTAAAGAATCTGGAATAGTTTCATATAGGTGTTTAAAAGCCCACTCTTCATGTTCTACTCCATTTACATCAGTGATCATTTCATTTGGAATTGGAGTTACGTAAATAACTACACTGTCTTTATTAACTCTTGCGTAATGTGCCATATGCAGTCTTCCTATATTATATTTTAGAATGGATAACGAATAATAACAATACCTGAACCCCCAGTTCCTGCAGTCGGACCTTGAGCCCCTCCTCCTCCACCACCGGTGTTTGCAGTACCATTGGGTACAGCTCCTACTCCGGGTATGCCATCTCCTCCACCTCCAGCACCTCCACGAGGATATGTGGTTGGAGTTGCACCATAATGACCACCACCGCCGCCACCTGCAAACCATCTACCTGCTGTTGGTCCCGGTGTTCCATAAGCAGGAGGAACACCAGGATCTCCAGAAAATGCTGGCAGTCCAACACCACCTGGACCACTTCCTGGAAAATCTCCATTAGATCCCGCTGCGCCAGCTCCACCCCCTCCACCAGAATTTCCACTATTTCCGCCGGCTGGATTTCCAGCTCCTCCGGGATTTCCTTGTGGTGGTGTTACCGGTGGAGTGTTTCCTGTTCCTCCAGCATAATTACCAGCACCACCACCACCGCCTCCAGAACCTCCCGGATTTCCTGCACTAGTATACGTTGGAGATCCTCCTCCACCTCCAGCCGAGGTTATTGTATGAAAAGTTGATGTATTTCCACTGGCTGAGTTGGATAATCCACCAGCACCAATCGTAACTGAATATGGTCCAGGAACTATTGATATTGAACCTGTTCTAAATCCACCAGATCCTCCACCACCACTGCTGTTACCACTTGGAAAAATTCCACCAGCTCCTCCACCACCAACAACAAGATAATCAGCACCTGTACTTCCAGATATTACATCAAAAGTTCCAGGTGACGTGAAAACATGATATGCTTGTCCGTTCCCAGGAGTAAGCAAAGTCCCACCAGTAGCAGTAAGAGTAGATAGGGTGGCAAAATAGTTTTGGGAAAACAAATTAAAGACACCACCTGCAGAATAAAAACTAACTGCGTACCCAACACGATTACCTATATGTTTTGTCATTTTTTTATCCCGCTATTTTCAACTAATAGCTTCATATGAAGCAGTAACGTCAAATGCTGAAGTTGTTATGCCAATAATTCCAATAGAACGATTTTCTTCTATGTAAATTGGACTATCTTTTCCAATAAGTATTAATGTTGATCCAGATGGAACTGAAATTGAAGATCCAATTGAAACTGATGATCCAGCTCCAGCCGCTCCATCAAAAATCTTAAGAGTAATAATTGCAGTGGATGCTGTTCTGTTTGCTGCCATTACGGTGTTAAGTTTTAATACACTATTACTAGCAGCAGCATTAGAAATAATTATAGTAGGAGTTAAAGTACTGATTCCACTTACAAATGTTGTAACACCTGTAATAGTTGAAACATTAACAATATTTGGAGCAGCCATTTCTTACAATACCTCTTTGTAATATTTATAAAGATTTATGCACCAAAAATAATTGACATTGCAACAGATCTACCCACAGTAGAAACCGATTTCGTTCCAATTTTAATATCAGAAGATGCTGTAATAATGCCAGTAATATTTACACCAGAAGAATTAAATGTATTAGTAGATCCAGAAACATCAAATTCAGTTGCAGTAATAATACCTGTTGGTGCATTAATACCAGATGCATTTATTGTTACAGAAGACCCAACAGTAGCAATACCAGAAATAGCAATATTGGATACGGTTGTGACTCCAATAATCCGAAGATGTTGTGCTGTTGCAACACCAGAAACTACAAGAGTTGCTGATGTAGTAATGCCAGACGCACTTACGTTAACCGCTGTTGTAACTCCAGTAACTTGAAGATGCTGTGTAGTTGTAACACCAGAAACCGCAAGAGTTGCAATTGTAGAAACTCCAGTTACACTTTCATTAACAATTGTAGTAAATCCAACAATCTGAAGATGTCTTGAAGTTGTTACCCCAGCAACAACTAAATTTGAATTAAACGTAGAAACACCAGAATTGATATTAAGAACTGAAGATCCAGCAGAAACAAAAGTAATTTGACCTGCTGTTGGAGAGAATACTCCAGTTGTTGCGCTGTTATCAAAATACCAACTTGGACTTGCTGCACTTCCAGGAACAAATGACAAGGAAACTTCTGTTAGAATGCCAACATTAAATGGAGACGCATCAACCCAATATGCATCTGCACCTGCCCCAACTAATGCTTCATCATAATATAGGTAAGTGCGTCCATCATCAATATTGAACCAAAGATCGCCGGCTTGAACACCTACACTTGGAGCAACGCTAGTAACAGACATACTAACATTGCCTCTTTCTCCAATAAAGAAGATCGTTGCAATACCAGCATTACTGTTATAATATGCGGTAGATATTGATGGTCCAATAAAATTAATAAATGAAACTGCATACCCAACAACACCACCAGTTGTCCCAACACCAATAGTTGCAGTTAAATTTCTTGCATTACCAGTTAAACTTGCACCAGATCCAACAAAAGAAGTTGCAGTAATAACACCAGAAATTGCATTAATGTTACCACCTGAAGTAATTGTAACTCCAGTGCCAATGGTAGAAACACCGGTGACCCTTAAATGTTGTGATGTAGTTACACCAGCAACATTAAGATTGTTAGTAATAGTAGTAATACCAGAAGCAAATAAAGATGCTACTGTAGAAACACCAATGACTTGCAAATGCTGTGATGTAGTTACACCAGCAACATTAAGATTATTAGTAATAGTAGTAATACCAGAAGCAAATAAAGATGCTACTGTAGAAACTCCCGTGACTCTCAAATGTTGTGATGTAGTTACACCAGCAACATTAAGATTGTTAGTAATAGTAGTAATACCAGAAGCAAATAAAGATGCTACTGTAGAAACACCAATAACCTGAAGATGTCTTGTTGTTGTAACGCCACCAACATTTACATTATTTCTAAGAGTGGTGATTCCAGTTACATATAGTGTATCATCAATAGTTAAGTTATTAAAATTACCAATATCAATAGTAAGGTCATCAACCAATAAATCACCAGTCAATCTAACATCGCCTTTAACATAAAGTGCTGTTTGACCTGTTGAAACTGGAGAACGAATATCCAACAAATATGCTGGAAGAGCAGTTCCGATACCAACAGAACCACCAACACCCAAAGCAGATAGAACAGTGTTTGAATTGCTTCTTACATAAAATTGATTTGCAAAGGTAGCAATGCCAGATGTATAAAGATTCGTAACTCCAATTCCACCAGCAACATCAAGAGTATGTCTTGGTTGTGTAGTTGCAATACCAACTCGCTTTGTTGATGCGTCTGCTAGTACAAGATCGGTATTAACTTCAAACCCGTTCTTTACTACAAAGTTCTTATTGATGGACATTGGGTTTCACTCTCCACCCCTACTTTTTACTATTTATAGTCTATGGGAAATCTGGAACTCCTGGTGGTAGTATCCAATAATTTGCTGTAGTATATCCATATATACCCCGACTTTCATCAAAAAATGCATTGCTAGATTCTCCATAGTATCCAAAATAATAGGATCCAGGAGCATATGATAAAATAGAATAATCACCACCATACCCTCTAGCACCACCAATATTAGTTTCATCCCACGCTAAAGCTAAAAGAAGATATCCATAATTTGTATTTTCCCAGTCCGTTAGGCTCCTCTTCAAGGGAATACTATTCGCATTAATCATTCTTCTAATATTAAATGGAAGAGCTTTTGTAGAAGCTTTTCCACCATCAATGGTAGCAGTCAAACGATAATCTTGTGTTAAAGCAAGATCGAGGAATCTCTGCCATCTGATATCATCAATACAACTATCTGTCCCTGGAAGAACTCTTCCTGTTGTTTTAGTGAGAGTTCTAGGATCTTTTCCGGGAGTTGCTACTGATAAAACTAAAATTCTTCCTTTATCATCAATATAAAAATCCTGAAGAACTTCGTATAATTTTAAAACTACCTTAGTTAGTGATGAATTATTACCACCAAGTGTAGAATTAATTACAGTAACAGATGTATCAGTATATCCTGATCCACCGCCACCACCAGAACCATCAGAACCACCAGAACCACCAGTAGCGCCATTTCCACCGTTTCCACCATAAAAATCTCCTTTTCCAGCAGTTTGATTTATTCCATAACCATCCTTAAATCCACGTTGAATGGATGCACTGTTTGTAACTTCAGTTCCATCAGATAATTTGAATTTAACATTTCCAAGATCCTGACAAGACGCTTTTCCTTGTTGCCTCCAATATACACCTTTAGTGCAAGAAATAGTTCTTCCACCATTTCTAATAGAAGCTTTTGAATCTTCTGGGTATATTAGTGTTGCCGTTGAAGATGATCCAAAAATTCCATTACCAGAAAGTTGTCCTGAAGAAATACTAACGCCACCATTTCCTGGCAATTTTCCAAATCCATTTTCACCGGAAACTCCAACTCCACCACCTCGTCCACCATTACCACCACTACCAGAACTACCACCTTGTCCCACACAAGCAATTAATTGACCCTTTCTATAAAGATAAAGTGCAGTTTTTGTTTTTATCCCCTTAAGAATGAACTCTTCATTTTTTTTCATAGTAAATCTTATCTTTGAGTATCCACCTTCCCCACCAACATATTTGCCAGAATCAGATCCCTTAGCTGCGTACATATCCATCTCAACGTACAAATCTCTGTCCTTTGCGTAAAAACAAATAGTATCAGAATCTATTATGTCTGATGTAACGGTATAATTAATATTTTTTAAATCGAATTCTTTTAAAACAGCAATTGTTGAATTGGGTTGATAATATTCAACTTCAACAACTGCACGATTAATAGAGGAAACAACATCAAATTGAATAGTATTCGAATATACTGGCGAATTACATGCAGTTGGATGAGAAATTTTTGCTCTTACTAAGTTTTTAGAAACATTTGGTAAAGAAATGGAAAGATCTGGTGTTTGAGATCCAGAAACTTCGGTTTCAACAGTTACTGTTTCAGAAAATCCAGTAACCATAGAAGTTTCATCGGGTGTAAATGGATTAGTGTATTTTGCAACACCTTTATAAATTCTTAAATCCTGCATATAGCAGAATGGGAAATAATACCCCCTTTCATGATAACCGCCCCAATGTTCAACCCCAATATAACCAACGTTTAATCCACCAAATTTTTGATTACTCCAATTACTAATTGGAGTTGATTGAACTAACCTGCCATTTACAAAAAATTTAACATCAGAAGAATTTCTTGAAAGTGCAAGATGATACCATTTATTAACTTCTAAAGTAGTTTGTCCTATAGATGTATAACTTGCATGATCAGCAAGATAAAACGTTGCTGCAGATGAATCATTTAATGGAGTACTTCTGGAAAGAGCAAACCAAGTTCCACCACCCCTATTATTTTCTTGAAAATAAACTCCACCACCAGCATTAACTAAAACTTCCCATCCACCAACTCCACCAAAACTTCCAGAATCTGTTCTTAATCCCTTTTGGGGATTAAACCATAATTCTATAGTAAAATCTCCTGTTCCAAAATCAAAATCATTACTAATTGGCAGGTTTAAATAAGAATATCCATCAAAAAATGCAGATCCACCATAAAACTTTCCTACATTTTTTATCCATGAAGGAGATCTTCCCCATGTAGATCCTGGAGTTATTGATTTTGGATTGTTTGATAGATCTGTTAGATTTAATGTTCCGGTTCCATTATCCCACAAAGGAAGAGACAATACCAATCTTTTATCAACTAATGCAATATTTGATGGTATAAAGTTTGAAGTATATCTAGCACTAGCATATACTTGAAAGTCTTGCATTCTTCCAACCATATTATAGGTGTTTCCTGGAGTTCTTCCAATCTTAACATCTGTTGCTCTGATATTACCATCAAAAACTGCACTGGCAACTTGAATTCCATCAATAAACAGTCTAATCCTAGATTCCCCCCTACCATTATTTGCCGTGAAAGGAGCTTGTCTAGTTACAGCAATATGATGCCAAGTATTCAAATTAAATTGTCCACCAGATGCAATGATAGTTGACCCATAATAAACTTCAAGTTGCTCTGAACCCGGAGAATCTACTAATTGAGAATCTTTATTTTTTCTAATCGAAAACTGATTTTGCCCATAAGTTCCTGTAGAAAAAATATCATTATATCCAGTTTGAGTAAAATAAACCCAAGTTTCTACTGTGAAATCTCCATATCCAAAGTTAAAGTCTGATAATGGTCTTAAATCAATAAAAGAGTTTGAAGAAAAATTTGCATACCCATTATAAAACTTTCCAGTTCCCGATACCCAAGAAAGATTGCTTGCAGTTACTGTATTTGCAAAATTAGTAAGGTCTTCAAGAACAAGAGATCCAGAATTTTTATCCCATAAAGGAATTCTTAATAAAGCATCACTTGTGTATTCGTTATTATTTTTAGGAATAGATAATGTGTTAATACCATCAACAAGATCAACTTCATTTAACTGCCATTGATAAGAAACATCCCCCTGAGTTATATCACTTGTTGATGCTTCTACGTGAAAATATGCAGTAGATCCTTGAGCAGCAATTTTGTCTGCTGATGATTGTATTATCGTCTCTAAAAATTCAATCTTAAATGATCCATTTTTTTCCGGAGACCCACCTCCAGCACTTCCAGATGAACTAAAAGATCCTTCAGTAACTAAGTATGGATGTAAATATCCAGATCCCCCTCCACCTGCTCCATCAGCACAGCATCCACTAAAAGGAGTTCCTCCAGCTCCACCAAAATATCCACCACCACCACCACCTGCCCCAGATCCACCTTGAAGTGCTGATCCAGGTCCATAACCAGATCCTCCTGCTGTCTGAGTTCCTCCAGTTCCTCCCCTTCCAGGAGCATTTCCAGCATTTTTTCCAATTAAATCACCGCCATCACCACCAGTAGCCGGATCGTTAGCACCTCCTCCACCCCCACCGGCAATTAAAATAGCATTTTCTTGAGATATTGAAGATATGAATAATCCCGTATATCCACCACCACCACCGCCACCATTACCATTACCACCTCCACCATATCCAGCAGTTCCACTATTAGATCCACCTCCAACAATAATTTTATAATCTTTATTCGCTAAAATATTAACTTCTCCCTGTGCGGCTCCACCCGATCCTCCAACAACAATTCTCCCGAAACTAGTTGATGTTCCTCCGCCACCACCAACTGCATATATTTTTGCCCTTAAATCTATATTCGAAACAATAGTATATTCTCTTCCACTAATAAAATTAGAATATGAAGAAAGTTGAAAAGTATCAACTATAGAAGAATTTCCAAGATTATCCGTTATTCTTAAAGATGCATATTGTGTCAATGGTGTTGTGCTAACCGCCATTCCCGGTTGAGTCTTAATCTCAATATCGGGAAAAACATTTAATGTTGCAACATCAGAATCTTTAGGATCATTTACAGCATTACCAGTAGATCTAGCAGTTCCAGCAGTAACATCTGATCCCGAAACAACATATGCAGATGGAATGTAATCAGCTCTTAAAAAAAACTTAGAGTTATTAAAAAGAACAGTGCTTGAAATACCGGAAAGTGTTAATGTTGTTGTTGCGGAACCAACAATAGTTGTTCCTTGCAAATCTCCATCACTTAATTCTCCATATCCTTCCCAGTGCCATCTGTATGAAATGTACCCAGTTCCTGTAGCAGGGTTTGGGGGATCTTGAGATGGAAAAGTTGCAGTTGCAATACCAACAAAAGTTACTATACCGCTTGTACAAGCAGAAACAGAGGATGGGTGAGTTGTGAAAGATAGAACAGGACCATTAAGGTCAAGAGTAGTCTGCTTATTGATGAAACTAGGCATTACTTTTTACCTCAATCTGCAAAGTTTTGACCGACAACAATACCATATATTCCTGACCCCGGAGAATAACTTATTAAATTATTACCATTAAAGATTCTAAATGAATAGATATCACTTCTATTTGCAGTGGTTGTCACTCCCGGTTTTACACCTCCACCTGGCCAACGAACTGGAATTGTATTCAAACCAACAGTTCTAAAGTCATCTAGATTTGCAGTGTAACCTCCAGTTGGATTTTGAAGAATTTTGATTGTAAATGAAGATGCATCTGATGGTACATTTGCAATTGTAAAGTAATTGACATTTTCAAACAATGTCAGTTCAAAGGTTTGTGTATCAGAAAGATCTAATGTAACAACATTAGAAGTTATGGTTGGGAATCCTACCGCTTCAGAATAAGTCTTAAGTCTCGCAAGACCTTCAATGTCAAGCTTGGCTCTTGGAGATGCTGTTCCAATTCCAATATCGTCATTAATTGACATTATTGCAGTTCCAGCAGTGCCAATTCTAATATTGGTTGATGTAATAATTCCTGCGGTAATTTCGCCAGTTGAACTTTGTAAGTCAAATGAAGTTGCTGTGAGGATTCCACTAACAAACATATTATTTGATGTGATAAATCCAACAAATTTAGCAACATTTTCTACATAAAGATCAACGTTTCCAGTTCCAGGAGATCCAAGATGCAAATTATAAGCAGGAACAGAAGTACCAATACCAATATTTGCAAATGCAGTATTATAATACGCACCAGTAACTTGTGTCCATCCTGTTGCACTTGCATTCAATGCAGTAAGCCCAGATCCATCGCCAGAGAATGAACCAGCATAACAAGTTCCACTAATACTTACACTACCCTGTACTCTTAACTTAAATCCATTTGCAGTTGTTCCAATTCCAACTCCACCACCAGTAGTTCCGGATCCGAGTGGTCCTGCATCAACAACAAAAACATCATTTGTAATAGTTCCAAGACCAACTCTCAATCTAGAATCAAGTGGAGTTGTCGTACCAATTCCAACCTGATCAAAGATAGCAAGATTAGAATCTCTAGAAATACTGACATTTCCAAAGCGATACCAAGCATTCTCTGTAGTATAAATCCATCCCATGTATCCACTCTTGGATGGGTTTTCATAGTAAACAATATCACCTGGATTTCCTGCAGACGTTGGAGTTGAAATACCAACAGTATGCTTTCTAGAAACAGTAGCATCACCCTGAATGTATAATGAAGTTGCTTCAATTCCTTTTGGCGATGTCGAAGTGATTTTATCTGTAAAGATTACTGGACCATTAAATTGTGATATTGCTTTTCCATCAGTACCACCATCAACACGAATAGAACGAGAGAAAAGACCTTCAACTGGATTAACAATATTAATACTTGGCAGATTACCAATATCTTCACCAGTTATAGTTTGAACTGGGGTATCAAAAATTTCTTCAAGACCAGTAACTGTGCTTAACTTCTTATTACCAGAATATGAAATACCCTTATCATTCATACCAGTGTAGAAGTTAATTCCACCATCTCTTCTTGTTGATTGTGCTACTAACTCTTCCTGAGCAGAAATTTGACGATCTTGTTTTTCTGGTAATGCTGTTGAATAATTTCCAGGACCAAATCCAACATATTCAAATGTATGACCAGATGCACGAGAAATAGAATGTCTTCTCAATTCAACAGGAGTTGGACGTATTCTTCTAACAACTGCACCGTTTTCATGACTTGCAGATTTTGTACCAAGAACACCTCTAAAAACTGATATAGCAGTTCCAGTTGTAATTGCACTTGGTACAGTAGTTTTAACTCTAACAATTTCATCGTCAATTGATAAGTAGTCACCAATTCTAATATCAAGATTTTCTATACCTTGAATATAGATTTGATCCGTCGCAGTATCAGAAACTAATGCAAACAATGTTGTTGTAATTCCAGCATATGATGGAATCATTCTACCATTTAGATTCTCATTATCAACAGTAATAATACCATCATTCGATGTTACACCTTCACGGTATGCATAAAGAGTACCTGTAGCAGATGGAGCAGTTGTTCCAACACCAATTTTAACTGAGAAAGTAGTCAGTCCAACGTTTTCAGTAACAACAAAGTCTCCATTGTATAAAGACTCATTAGCACCACTGATTTTTACTTTTGCATCAACTTTTAATCCATGACGATTTTGTGTTGTAATAGTTGCAATACCAACATCTTTATTGTAAACAAGTGAATTTATTCTTAAAGATTCACCAGTTAAGTATACAAAAGCATCTGAAGTAAATGTCAATCCAATTCCACCACCAGTGCTCCAAGTAGATACACCAACTGCAGATTCTGCTCTAAAACTATTGGCAGCACCAACAGGTACATCAGTAATACGATAAAGACCATTGAATGTGGAATATATTTCTGAACTTACACCAGAAACTCTTACAACATCCCCAACATTATTATAAACTTTAGTTACCGTTACAATTGCTTGAGTATATCCAGTGGTTGTTGCAATTCCAACAACAGCAAGACTATTTCCAATACCATAAGCACTACCACCATCCATGATGGTAACGCTTGTTAAATTACCAAAAGAGTTAACAGATACTTTTGCTGTGGCGTGATTTCCAGTTATTGATCCACCCAATCCAACAAGGCGTGCATTATAAAGATCTCCCGCAGATCCACTTCCATAACCAGCACCACTATTAGCAATTGAAACTTTAACAATTCTATTCAATCCGTGTTCAATTGATGTGTAAACACTATGGAGAGTAGATGCTGCAGATACAATATTGGTAATACCTACACCAACATCAGTATCAGACAATTTCTTTAGAATAGTTTCCTTTGTAAGACTCTTGCGAACATCATCAAGTAATACCTCACCAATTAATGATGTTTGTGCAAATGATTTTGCTTCTTCAGGATCTGAAACTGGATTGTCTCTACTTATTTGGGGATATAATTCCTTAACTGGTTGGGAGAATTTTTCATTTGAAAAATAATTTGATGTAGGAGAATTCGATGAGTTAACCAGAGTTAAGTAGTATATGCCATCTTGCTTTCCAGAAATATATCTCTGTGCTTCTTCATTTCTATAAATGTAGTATGTATTTTTATATTTCTTTCTCTTGAAATATGGGAGAGATGTATTTCTAGCAGTAGTATCACTTGAAAAAGATCCTGGATCAGTATTCAACCCAACAGTAAAATTCTTAGCACTACCAATTCCAGTGACAACATAAGTTCTGTTAAATCCGGAATTCCCAACACCAGCAGTATTAATAGTTGATTTGATATTTAATACTTCTACTTCAGACCCAACAGAAAGATTGTGTGGAAGTTCAGTTGCAAAGTTAGCAGTGTTGGATCCACTATACCAAATAGCATCTGCAATAAATCTAAAGTTTCTTTGCTGATTTACATTTCCAATAGAACCATTTCCGAAATATGTTTGAATTTCACCAGTTGTGGATCCAATAGATGAATTAGATTCTTGAATAATGTAAGCGTCACTTGGAGGTCTTGCATTGATTCCATTACTTTCTTTTGGAATAACATATCTTACACGATACGTTGTATCCATTGGAGTTCTAGTATCTTTCTTACGTCTAAAGTATGTTCTTGGTGTAGCAGCACCAAGAGCAGTAGATCCAATTCCAACAATTGCATTATATAAACCATTTTCAGTGCTAGCAGAAGCAACTTTAATATACCATTGCCCTCTATTAGAATCATATTGGACAGGGTGCCCAATATCTCCAGCCTTCTTATCCGTTACTCTACTTACAACTTTAAGATTTCCACCTTTAGTATTAAATGTTAAATTCTTTGTATTCGTTGAAGTATGTGTAAGTGCGTCTCCTAAAGTTTTTGCAACTTTAATTTGAGTTGTTCCAATACCAACATCTGTTGTACTTGTAATCGCATAATAAACTTGATTATTGAGCAAACCGTCTGGAATTTTACCAGTGTCACTGAAAAATCTGATTGTCTCTCCAGTTAAGAGAGTATGTCCAGTAGAACTAAATCCAAGAATTCCAGATCCAGAATTAGAAATTACATTAAATGACTTCTCAGAACTTGTCTGAGAATTTGGCATAACAATTCTTGAGGAATATTCAGTTACACTACCGGCAAAAGATACTAAAACACTCAGTCTATCATTTACTCTTGCACCAATTCTGTATCCTTCAATGACACTATCAGGTGGAACATCAACGTTTGTTTGATTATACAGTGGTAGATGACCGGTAGATCCAACACCAACAACTCCACCAACATCCAAAGCATCATATTCAATTGTTACTTCTTCAATTGGTATTTCTTTTGGTGGAATAATATGTGTGAAGTATCCAAGATCATCTTGAGGAAATGCATCTTTTCTAAATCCATTTGCAACTAGTGCTCGAGCACCAAAGTTTGAGTTGGAGTTGGTGATAGACATGTCACCACCACTTTCGGTTGCAAACTGTTCAGCAAATCCAATAGCAAAAATAGAAACGTTCTGAATGAAGGCATTATTTGTTGCCTTAATGTGGAAGTTTCTCCATTCCGGTTTAAATACTGCTCTTGAATTATTACTTATTGTTTCATTTCCAGCAACAGTATTGTCCTGATATAATCCAGTTGTTTCATCAAAAACTACAAAAGCTCTATCGTCCTTTTGTAGACCAATACCAGTAAATTGTGCAATAACAACAGATTTAAATCCAGATGCTTTGTCTCCATCGGCAAGTAGACCACACATACCATAAACAGAACGTAGAGATATGTTAAAGATGTATGGTGATGCTGAAGTAACGCTATCAGATTGTAAAGAAAGTGTAGCACCAGTACTAGAAGGAAGTGCTAGAGTTGGAATATCTTGAACTTGATATTTTATTTCAGTATCAGATATTTTGTCAGTTACAACAAACTGTCCATTATATCCTGTTGCGGTAATTCCTTCAATTCTAAATGGTGTATCAACGTCAAGACCAGGAACTGCAGAAAGTGTTGTAACGGTAACAGTTGTTGATGGTGTTACACCATCTCCAGATTTGATACTTGAAATACCAATACTTTGTCCTGTAGACCCTACAATGCGATATTCATCAATTTTTGATTCGATGTCCAAACCAGCACTTGGATAATCTGGTTCAATTGGGCGTCCAGAAGATTGTCCGTATACTAGACCAACCTTTTCATAATACATGTCAAGGTCAGTTCTACCAAAGTCACGATTAGTGATGAATTCATCATTGATGAAAACATTATTCACACCATCTGCATACTCAAAACAAGTTAATTTATGGTGAGAAAAATTAGGAACAAAAAGATTGGACGTATAATCCATGTAACACTGACCATTTGGATCAGCATCAAATAATGAAAACTGCCAAAAATAACAACCACCAGTAATTCTAAAAATGGTTGAAGGTGTAATATTATTGTTTAACGGATTTGGAACATACTTAGGACGTATTTTTGTTTTACGTAAATCAAGACCAACAATTGATGTACCTCTTGGTACAATTACTCCACCATAGATACTGTTTAACTTATAAAGTTCATTGGATGGAGTAGTTAAATCAAAATTTGAAGATAGGTCAAATGCTGGGAGATTATTTGATGTAGTGCCATCTCTCAGTTGATAATTATTTAACCCATCAGGAATCCATCCAGGACGGTTATCTACAATATGATCACCAGGATATAGTAAAATTGTTGTTTTATTAAATCTATCGTTACTTAAACCTTTTTGATATGAAAATCTTGACGCTTCAATAAGTGCTCTTTGAATCGTCTTAAATGGACGAGTCAGTGAGTTACCCTGATTTTCAATACTATCCGTTGCATCTAAGTCGTTCGGATTAACGTAGAGAATTGTTCCTCTTGCTGACTTCAGAAAATTATCTAATCTGGAGAGACCCATCTTATTAGTACTTATAGTTTCCGTTATGGATTATTTATCATACAACAAAACCCCCAAAAGGGGGTTTTGTGAGCACTAATTGGCATTCCTTCACACGGACATTATTATTTTACCACTTTTCTTCTTTCCATGTCAAGCGTTTTTTTAGTTCTTTTTCAAAAACCATAAGATAGCGATGTTTACGAGACCTATCCCTCCACTCACCATCAATACCTTTAACACTACCTCTAGAGTGTTTAGTTCCATCAGCATAGTAAAAGTCTTTTTTAGGATCAGTTAAACCATAGTATTGAAAATTGCAAGCTCTGTATATAGTTCCAGTGTGGTGATTAGAGTCAGCGTAACTAAGAATAGCACGAACTGTGGCATCTTTTCTAAATCTCCTTATACAACGACTGACGAACCAAGAGGTGATATTATACTCTTCTTTTTGAATATCAGGATGTATACAGAGTCTTGATAACTCATATATTCCGTCTTGCTGGTTTCTCTCTAAACCAAATGCTCCTACGGCAATTTCTGGAACTGGGAGACCAGTAAAAATGCAAGCACCAAGACAGTTGCCAACCCTAAGTATATCTGTGAAAGATCTACGGTAAAGTCCATAGTTGAAACCAGATTTAAAATCCTTTGATTCGTCTTTGAGATAATGGTAAGTGTAAAGAAGTTCTTTAATTTCTTCTTTACTTACCTTATCTATATAAAAATCGGATTTCATCTAAGTATTTTTACTTACTTTGTTTTGATTCTAACATATATTCTACCGTATTTGCCACATCGTTCATGGCGTCACGAAGAAATGGTTGCTGACCTGATTCTTGTTTTACAATGGGACGTGAGTCGTCAGTTAAAGTCCAACGCCACTGCATCATAGTGTCACAATACCACAGGTTAATTTTCATTCCCAAATTATAGAAACTGAAGCCCCCCATCGGATTTGAACCGATGACCGCTCGCTTACAAGGCGAGTGCTCTGCCACTGAGCTAGAGAGGCATTAATCAGCAGGTAACATTTCTGGATTTTCCAGTTCAACTTCAAACATAAGAGGATGGCATTGTTCATCAATCAAATAAAAAGATGAACGATATAAATCCTCTGGTTCAAATCTTCTTTCATTATCTGCCAATTCTATGAGTTCCATATCGTACATAAGACTATCTGGAACATCATCAAAGGTAAAGGGAATATTCTGAATGAAGTACATCAGGACCAATTGAGATCCTTTATTGTACCAAACGTATCTGGCGTCTATTCTGTATTTCATAGAATAGTCCTTTACTTTTGATTATTTAGAGGAGGTTAAGTCCTCTAATAGGAACGGAGAGAATCGAACTCTCACGGGATCTACTCCCAACGGATTTTAAGTCCGGTGCGTCTACCTATTCCGCCACGCTCCCATAAAAATCACCCTTTGTAGGTGATAGGATTATACTTGAGATACTCCCAGAATGTCAACTTCATTTCTTTTTGTGACATTCCGCAGTGTTTTGCTGCTTTTGGAAGATTCCATCTTGCCATAAAGAGTGCTTCATTTGACTCTTTTACGTTTTCTGGAGTTGTTTTGACTGGTTCCTCTTTGAGGGTTTTATATGAGATTTTGTGTAAATTCATACTTTTTCAAAAAAGTATCGTGTGGAAAAATTTGCCGGGATTTTTTTCCCCGAAAAATGGAACTTAAAGTGGATTTGCGTATGAAAGAGTGCTTTCATCAAGAGTATTGCGTACATAGTCTAGCACATTCATAAACTCTTCAACAGTCTCACAAACCACTTCCTTCTCTGACCCCTCATTAGAATAAAGATACACTGTACGTTTGATTGGGTCCACCACGCAACTAGTCAGATACTCGTCTTGCATTCGGTCGTCCGTTGATTACCCATGTATCATAATACAGTCAGGGGCGGGTGTCAAGTGGTGTGGCAATTACTCTTTGGCTGCAAATACGGATGTGATTCCCACAGAGTCATTCAAAATTCTAAACGTAAGAACATTCCAATTTGTTATATCAAAGTTTGGAACTGAAGTTGTTGCCCAAGTGATTTGCTTACTTGACCCACCATTTATTGTATATGTTCTACCCATGGAAACTTGTGTTGTGGATGATGAAGTAGCAACAACGGTTACTGTTGCCATTCTTGATGACTCTACACTCACATTAGTAAAATTCCAAATAGGTTCCCTACCAATTGTTCCAATAGCAACCATACTTTGAGAAAGATCGAGATTGATATTGAAATTTGCCCAAGTGTTTAGTTGATTTCCAGGAATAGAAATTTTTCCAGTAGAAGTCTGATAGAGAGAACTCGAAGTTAATACGCCAACTGTAGCAAATCCAATGGTAGTGACCCCAATCGTAGCTGTTGCAATTCCAGTAGCATATAAATTTCTGCACACAACATCTGGACTTATTTCTATACCATATTCATTACCGCGTGTGTCAATACCTGCGATAGTTTCTAAACCCTCTGGGGTTGTATCATCAATATATGTTCTCCAAAGCATTACCCTTTCCTCCCATAATCGTGTCCAGAAATAGAATATTGTGACGGATCACCAGGATAATCTGCTGGTGTTTCACCTTCATACTCAACAATTAATGGTTCCCCATCAATTCTTGCCGCTTGAATAACATAGTAACAATCAATATTCGAAGCATTACCCGAACGTATAACAATCCTCTTTCCCCACTCAATTTTATCAACAATTAAGTCTTGAGAGCTTCCAATCTGTGTTAAATTTACGGTAATACTTTCCAAATCAACTAAACCATCCCAATAATCGGGTAAGTCAATAGTATTAGAGTTTGTGAGTCTACCTCTGAGGTAAACACCAGCTTCAGGACCCTCTAAACAAATATGTCTAAGTCTATGATTTGGTTTATTGGGATGCTTAATATCAAACCCTTTCCACGATTGAACATTAATTGTTCCCTGGAAATTTCCATATGCAGTCCCGTTAATTTGAAGATTATCTATCTGTGCATTACTGTGATAATATGGACGACATGCATCTGGTGGATATTTTGCTTCATCTGCATTATTCTTAAAAATATAAGAATAAAGAGTTGATGGAATTCCCCATGCCATTCTATCAGTACAGTCTGGTTCTCCAGTTGATGGGATAAATTCTCCTGGAAAACTTGCATCTTTAGGTTGTCCTGGTGCTGGCATCTTCAATCCTCCGTTTTAATATCATAATGGTATCCAGAAACTGAATATTCATTATTGTTTCCTGGATAATCTGCTGGACTTTTACCTTCATATTCTGGTATCAATCTTTCACCATCTGCTCTTGTTCCATAAATGTGAAAAAAGCAATCAATCGGCATACCACCTTGAGACTGTAGATGAATTTTTTCTTCATCAATTCTTTTTACAATTACATTTTGATGTGATCCAACAGGAGTTAAATTTACAGTAATCGTTGTCCAATCAACAAGTTTTTTCCAATATGCTGGTAAAAGAATCTCTTTCCTATTCGTTACCCTCCCCCTATAATAAACATCATTTGATGGACCTTCGGGGCAAGTATGGCGAAGTCTCCACCCATCTTTAGTTGGGTGTGGAATATCAAAATTTTTCTTTGCGGAAAGAATATGCCCACCACAATTTGACTTAATATCTCCACCAGCAATAATATCTCCACCAGTTTGAATTCTATAATTGACATCAAGATTTCCCATTACAGCAGCATTATCAGAAACACATAATGCATATGGGTTACTTACTGGTAAGCATAGTGCTCCAGGAACAAAAGGAGGCACAGAATCTTTATCACTATTCGTAAGTGGTCCAATCATTACCGTAGCATATGCTGTTGGAAAATGAGTTGGAGATCCAAAAACTACAGGACCTTCTGCAAACATTGATCCATTAATTTTTGTATCACCTTCTTTGATTGCAGGAACTACCCCCACACCTACTTTTAATTGACCACCAACATTTAAATCGGGTAAATCCATTTTAATAAACTCCTAAATTATGCTTTTGTGTTTCTCTGTACGTCTTTTTGACCACCATTTTTAGCATCCTTCACTGAACAAGAATCATCAACTCCCTTGAATATTGATCCATACATTTTTAAAATACTATTGGCAACAACTTCACCAGTACCAGCACTCACTATTTTATATGCAGTTTTTGAATTCATCAAAAGTTTTTTTGAATTCGTTTCAATATTTTCTGAGGCAAACATTCTGATATTTCCCTTACTACCACCTTCACCAGTAGCAATAAGTTCAATATCAGTAGCTTCTAGTCTAATTTTACCATTTGATGCGACTATTAATATATTACCATTTTTTGCATTAATCATCAAGGTATCTTGTGCCTCTTGATTGGCACTACCAGCTTCAATCTGAACATTTCCAGGAGAAGTTAATGTAGTCCATCCCTTTCTTGGACCATCTTTGTCCATGAAGAATGAATGATTGGCATCAGATGTCTGAAGCATTACACCAGCGGTTACATCACCTTGTTTATGAATGCTGCCAAAGCTCAATGATCCATGGTCATTGCCATACTTAATAGCAGTGTAGTTTTGTTTTGCAGTGTCTGTTGGTGGTCTTGGAATTGAATTAATAAGATTTCCTGCGGAATCGATAAGATTTCCTGCAGCATCAACAACACCGCCGGCGGCACCAACTGTATTTGCAATATCATCAGTTGAAAGAGCTCCTTTACGAACCCTATCATTATTACAATTCCTTGCTATAGGCATAAAACAAATTACCTTTGTTGATAAACTATTTAATAGTCTTAAATTAAGTTCTCAGGAGTTCCTGGAATATTGAGTCTTGAATTATTACTATTTGTGTCAGTACCCTGACGTAGGATAGCCGATGGAGGAGTAGTAACTTGAGCATCAATACTTTCTTGTAGAGTATCATAGACTTGAACTAACTCTCCAGCGGTTTCATAATAACCAGCATAGCGTATTCCATCTTTATAAAATACTGCGCCATAGTACGCACGTCCAAAAACATAACCAGTTTGCTTAAGACCGACTAAATCAGTAACTTGAATTAACTTTTCTGGAGGAGTTAAGAGACCACTAACAGGATCAATGAGTGGATCTCTTACGATTTCAAATACTGGTTTTGCTTCAAAGTTAATACCAGTTTCAGTTTCAATTACAATATCAGGCCAAGTTACAAATCCAAATCCGCCTTCCCTTACAATTACTTCATTAATACTACCAAAAGAATTACAATTATAATCGAGAACAGCACCATTATCTGGTATAATTCTGATCGTATCAACTCCACAATTATAGTTGATTCCAGGATTAGTTATTTCAACTCTCTGTAGTCTCAAACCAACTGGAACGGTTGGTGTTCCTGGTGGAGATGATGGAGGTGCTGATGGGTTACCATTTCCTGGATCATCTACAATCACTTCTTTTATTACACCCTTACCCCTAATTGGTTTTGGGCATGGTGGGGGTATAAGAATTGCAGATATACCAACTGGATTCTGAGTCCAAGCTTTACTCACACCACTAGAAACCTCAACTTTTTTTGTAATCACAACATTGAAAACTATTGGATTACTTTCAAAAGTGCTGTTACTATTTCCTGGAATATTATATATTTCCATCTCAATAGTTTTATTTCCTCTGGTGGTATTGAAATTAAACGTTCTTACTCCCTCAAAAACTCTTGCTTGACCTATTCTTTCTCCATCAATTCTAACAATTACATAATCATCAGCTTCTGCTCTCATAGTATACTGACCATCTTCTGGGAAGTTAACATTTTGCCACTTAAGAGTCCAGAGTTTGTCTAGATTATTTGCTCTATAATCTTCATCACTAGTAAAAGCTGGTGTTAAAAACGGACCAAGAGCACCAGATCTATATGTTGCAAGTATGGGACCACTATAAGTAACACCATTTTTTGTGGTTGGTTGCTGTGTTGGTTGTTGAACTACTCTTGCTCCAGATAATTGTTCTGGTGGTGGAATTAATGTTAAAGATGCATTTACATCACTACCATCACTATCATAAAAGTTAATTCTTTGGTTAAAAGTTCCTGGATTTTTTTGAGGATCTCCAGTGTTAGCAACTCGAGGATCTATAGAACCCCTCGCTCTCCCCTCAAAAACAATAGGACCATACTCTTGATTAGCTTTAAATATTCCTTTTGCAGATACAGATCCTTTTTCTTTAAAAAATGTTCCAAAACTTTCACGGTTTAAAACAACTCTCCCATTATTACTAGGAATAGAAACTCTAGTTATTGCAGTTCCTGCAATAAACGGACTATCATTATATGCAAGTTCAAATTTCAATCCAACTAAGTCATTTCCACCAACTCTAAGATAGTAATCATTTCCCTTTTTAAAGAAATTTCCTCCAGCTGGTTGCTCTTGAGATTGAATTGGTTGTGCGGATGAAACCCAATCAGATGTGGTAAAAATTGTTTTATCTACTTGTACAAAAGTTTCCGTTGTTTGATTCTCAATTTCAACTTCAATTGTATGTTTTCCTGCAGTCAAAAATACTTTAGTTGATTTTGGATTCTCCTCACTAAATCCATATAAACCTCTTGTTCCCCCCTCACCAAAACTTACTCCACCTCCCCTAACAATTTCTCTACCATCAACCAATATTCTACCACCATTATCAACCGTTCCTCTTAAAGCATAGAAACCAGAGTAAGGAATATCCAGATTCCATTGATTCCTATAAACAACGCCACCGCCATCAGATCCTGGTTGAACTAAAGGAGCAACTGGAGAAATTGCATAACGATTCATAAATTTACTCCAACCAGGAACATCATATGTTTTAGTTCTTGTTGTAGTTTCTTGAGCAGCACCTGGCGCTCCTTCCAATTTATACGTTAAGTCATATGTATTTCTATTACTTCCAGACGCTTTTCTTCTATTTGAACTTTTAAAAACCCCTAAAGATGTGCTTACTTGGATATCATCATTATCATTCCCAGAAGTGAGATAATCTGCGAAAATTTTCTTAGACTCACCAATACCTTGTTCCTTTGCTTTAGTTCCACCTTTAATCAATCCTTGCTCAACAGAAACATATTTTGATGAATTTTCCTTAGCAAATACAACATAATTTGTATTTTTTCTTATTCTTATACTTTCCTTTCTTGTTTTTTTATTCCTATCTACACCATTCAAAGTAAATGTATGATTCCCTGTCACTGAAGTGAAAACAAATGCAAGATCTCTAAAAGCACCTTGTCCATAAATTGTAAATTCAACTAACTCAGTATCATCATCATTTTTTTGTGGAGGAATAGAGATTAACTCAGTGACTTTTTTAGGACTAGAATAATTAACAGGATACCATTTTTGAGTTGCTCCAGGAAATCTAGTGGTCCAAATTGGATTTCTTGGACATCTCCCCTCTTGTAATACAACGGGTTCCTGTGGGATTGGTGGAAGAGGTGCATCAATAACAAGTGCAACACCTGTTGGATTTTCATTCCAAGACTTTTGGGAAATAATCTCAGTTCTAACAACAGCAGTAGTTACATTCACTGCAAGTGCCATTGGATTAATTCCTTTAATAGAATCCTTAAATCCGAATCTACCTCCAGGAATTTGTTGCAAATCTGCAACTAATTTGTATCTTCCCTTTTTAAAGAATCTAGTTTCTGTTGTTTTTCCAGTACCATTTGATGGGGAACTGAACCCTCTCTTATTGATGACCACATCTTCTTGTGGTCCTTGGAATGTGAGTACAACATTATCATCAACTTCAACTTCTATACTATAATTTCCATCAACAGGAAATTCTATATTGTCCCATATAATACGATGTGTTCCTGCATATGGATTGTCTTTTAGTTGTATGCTTGTATCAAAAGGACAAACTCCATATTCATTTATAAATCCACCTCTACCATAAACATTTGTTCTCCAAAGTTTTCGGTTAGATTTGTTTATATAATCAATCGTATTAAAAACTTTTGCAACCTCAGTAGGTGGTGTTGAAGTTGGAATATTTCTAGGTGGAGAAAGTTGTCTAGCATTATATGCCTGGAAAGAAGCATCATAATCTGGATTGCTATCATTAGTATCTTGAAATACGATTCCTGCTTGCTTACAATCAGGAGATGGGCATGTATCAACAATTACTGGTGCCGGAGCACCGTTTGGAATATCTTTAAATGTAACCAGATACCTTTTTCCATTTTTAAACACGCCTGTTCTTCGGACTTCTCCATTATTAGTATAAACAGCACCACTCTTTGTTCTCTCAAAAGATATTGGACCACTTTCAGACTCAATTGTAACCCCAGTAATTGCAGTTACTCCTGGTCTACCAGTTCCAGACCAATTAAACAGCAAGTCAATCTCAACCAAATCATTACCACCAGCAAGCATGTAATAATTCCCACCCTCTTTAATGAATAAAGATCCGGGTTTTTGCTCTTCTTTCTGTAGTTGTGGTTGAAATAAGGCAGGTTCCATAATTGGAACGTTTTGCAGATCAGCTCTGATTCTATGAACACCTTTTGTTATCTTTTTAGATGCCTTAGTAGGTGGTTGTCCAGATCTAAATTCTGTTGTTTTAAATAACAATTCATTATCAACATAAATGGACGCAATATTATCTGCCATTCCATTGAAAATATAATCACCATCGTGAGGGAATTCTTTTTCCCACTCAATTGTAAATGGAATTCCTGCAAAATCACTTCCAGGAACATTTGATGGAGGAATTGGAGAGATTGCATTATTATTCATAAAGCTCTCTTCAATTTTTGCTGGAGTATATGCCGAGTTATCTCTCAGTTGATATTTAAGATTGTAAGTTGTTCTTCCCCCAGAAGCACCACTACCTTTCCTATTTCCGGATCCAATTCTTGTTGCACTGAACTGTCCAAGAGTACATTCAACTTGTAAGTCATCATTGTCATTTGGACTTTCTAAAAAGTCTGCAAATATACTTTTTCCAGTAAGAGTTTTGTTTGTATTTTTCGTATTTTCTTCTTCTGCTCTTCTTCCAATATTATCAATTAACCCAACTTCAGTCCCCTTACCCTTATATTGTCCAGAGGCAGTTATATTATAATAGATATTTGGCTTCAATTTAATAGTAACATTTTGCCCTCTTGTATTGTTTGGGAAACTGTCTGCTCTAATTGAAAACTTATGGGAGTTATCCTCGGCAACAAAATTAAAGACTAAAGGATTTTCTCTTCTTCCAAATTGCGTGAATACTTTAAAAGTTACATCTTTATACAAAGATCCAGACTCATATTCACCACCCCATCCAGGATGACGAACATTATGTTTAACTCTAGTTGTTTTATTTGAATATGTTACAGAAAGTGGTTTTTCGTCTCTAGTATTCCACCATCTGTAAATTCTATTGTCATTTACACTTACTCTAGTTCCACCCCTGAGAGAAGCAAGAAATTCTTGATATGCTCGTATTTCTCTACGTATTGGATCACTTGATAAATTTGCATAAAGAGTTGGATCCCATTCACCAATGTCTGTTCCATCAGGAGCATACTGTCTGCCATAACCAGCTTCAGTTGGAGGACATATTTGATATTCCTCAAAATCATCTTCTTGATCATAGTATTCTACAGTTTCTGAAACCTCACCAAGAACTGATCTTACAACAGCACCAGCACCAATACCGCAATTATCTCTAACTTCAGTCACTGGTGGATACTGATATCCAAATCCACCCGTAACTAAATCAACTGCAAGAAGAGCACCGTCTTTACCAATAATAGGATTTCCGGAAGCACCAACTCCACCTCCACCATAAAAATATAATTTTGTTGGTCCACAATTTGTTTGAAGTTGAATTCCAGGACACCCATCAGCACCAACAGAACTTGATGGCAACATCATGTCTGGAGTAAGGCGATTTACATCATTAATTCCTAGATAACGTATCTTATCTCTAGTTCTAAAGATAAATCTAGCACCAGGATTTCTTTTTGCATAGTCATTAGCTTCACATACAGTAACACCATCGACAAATCCCCTATCAGTTGATATGTAACCAACTCGAATGTCATCTACAGATGCTGGACCAAAAAGATTAAATGACATATGCTTTTATATTTTTTTAACCTCTTTTCTCATAGTAATATTTATTAGAAAATTTGCAAATCCCTTTCTTGAGCAGCAGCTGCTCTAGTTTCCGCATTAGATTCACCAATATCTAAATCCTTTGTTGCTTTCGAAGGTTCAACATAAGGAGTCTCAGAAGATGGAGAAGCATCTGCAGGTTTTGCCGCAGACTCATCAATAGACTTATTGCTTGGTTGCTGCGAATCTGGAGCAGCAGCACCACCTCTAGCAAAAGTATAAAAATCAGAAACAGCGACGTTTGGTTTTAATTCACATCCAAAAACATTCAAAGTTAAGTTTGAAAAAGAAAGTGCAGATGTTAAACTTCCACTAATGTTTCCAACTAAAGAAGTAATATCGGAAAGTGATCCACTCACTCCAGCAATTTGGTTTTGAATATCTTCTAAAAATGCATTGACATTTTTAAGAATTGCATTGTTAGCATCATCTATTTGAGTTTTATTATAAGATATTGCTCTACCAACTATATCCTCAGCAGAACACATAGGTACTTTTGGTACTGATGAGCAAGAACTTACATTAGGTTCACTTCCTCTTTTTTGTAGTTCCTTTGGTTTAAAGATTTTATCGAGCATTCCCTGCATCAAACCACAAAGATTTTGTGTAATTTTATTGTATAAACATAATATTAGTTCTGTTATAACTTCTTTCATATCACCAAACATATATCTAAAACTAGATGGAATTGCCGATACAACTTTTGTTAATGTTTTATTTAAAAGTTTAAGTACATATTCCATAATCTTATCAAAAATTATTTTCATATACTTTGCAATTACACATGCAGCATCTGAAATTAATTTTTGCAAATCAGAAATAGTATTTGAAACCCTATCAACATAACTTGTAATAGCATTCAAGTACTTGTTAATTTTTTGAATAACATTATCTAGAACTGTCTGTATTGCTTTCATAGCAGATCCGACAGTATCATCTGGTTTAAGTAGAGGTATTTTTTCTTGAAGTTTATCTTCTCTTTTTACATCACCAGCACTTGTTTGATGAACAGCATCTGGATTTTCTTTTGTTGGTGTTTTCCCCTGAACAGTTACTAATCCCTCATCAGGAGCTTTCTCTTTTGCAGTTCCAGTTTTTGGGTCCTTGGAATTAGCATATCCACTCTGAGGAGTAAAATTTTTACCCCCACTAAATCCTGTTTTTCTTTCAAGTTCAGTCTGTGCATTGTTTCCAAGCACACCCATGATAACAGGAACTTGTTGCTCCTGCCCATCAAGAAAAAATCCAAATACAAAATTACCTTGTCGTAAATTTGGAGTTTGTGCAGAGTTTGTCTGACCACCACCAGCAGTCACAGGATACATTACCTGTGCCCATGGAAGTTGGTCGGATGCTATAGTTTCTTCACCCTGATCATGAAGACCAATGATTCTTACTTTATAACGTCTTCCCCATCCAGGAGTGTCATTTTTATTTGCATACTTTCCAGGAACAATATTGTCCCTCCAGGTTGAATCGTCAGCAATCTGACCAATCCACCAGTTAAAAGATTCTCCTAAAAATCCCGGATTAAATAACGTACCTTCACTCATCAGTCGTCATACATCCTACATTCAAGAGCGTCTGGATTATCATTACAATATAGTTCAAGGCTACTTGGATCATGATGATCATTTGGATGAGATTCAACCCACCTTTCAAGTGATTCCAGTTCTTGCTCAGTATGTCTTCTTGCTTGAGCAGAAACCATTGGATCATCCAATATTTTTTTATCTTGCTCAATGTGCTTTTCTACGCTTTCCATAGCATTGCGTATAATAGTTCTAATTATTTAGCGTGATATTGGTGATCCTTGTCTACCAAGAGAATCTCTACATAACGTTAATGTTGTATAACCACCTGTTCTTGGACTTATATAATGACATAAGTGTGCAATTACATAGAATCCTCCAAATTGTTGGTCCATTGGTTTTGTATCTTTTGTAGAGACTTCTGGAGTGTCGACAAATACATAATCTCCAGCATGTAAACTAAAGTCACCAGTAAGGGTTACTTCAACAGAAGAAGAGAAGAACTGATTGTATCTCATTACAGATTGGTTCAAAATATTTTTAGGGTCAAAGTTTTTTTCTTTTGATTGTTTAATTTGCCCTTTGGTATCTCCTGTTGGTAAAGTTCCAGTATCAATTAACATATATTGAGTTCTAGAAAAGTCATTTGCATCTCCTCCAGAAGAAAATTCTTTATTATATTTGGGAAGATTTTTAGCTGCCTTTTGCAGACTCTCTTCTTTAGCCTGCGTATTACCTTGAGTGTTTGGATTTACAACCTCATAATAACAATTAAAAGGATCAAAAAGAACTGTTCTTGTCGAATAAGTTCCAATTGATAACTTTGATTGAACACTCCCCGCAGAAGTGTCTATATTATAATTTAATATTTTTCCACTGTACTCTGGAGGAACGGTAGATCCTCTTCCATCTGGAGTATCATTATAAATTAAACTTTTATATGTTTTAGGTCCACCCGAAGGTTCGTTCTTAGATAGTAGATATTCAACAGATTTAAATTTATATCCTTCAGAAGTTTCAAAAAAGAAAAATCCAGCAGTGTTTCCAGGAGAACTTGTTACTGGAGCCGCCTTCTTTGCTAATTCAAGAATTACTGGAAATGGTCTTTTATTGACACCTGAATAATTTAGATTGTTAAGAGTATCTTCTATATCCAACTTTTTATCAGAACCAACTTTTAAAGTCTCAGTCATGACTCTTTTAATATGATCTGATATTTTTCCATCCATTCTATAGTTTACTCTTGTTTTGTAATTAAATATCCCTTCCTTTGAAACTAAAGGAATTGAAACCAAAGTTTTTCTTGCTTCTCTTGATACGGGAACAACATTATCAGAATATAAGGTCACTGATATTTCCTTATCTTTTGGATCTGAAATTTTCAATTCTACCTTTTCAGTGCCAACTAATTGTAAAGCATCCAAAACTGTCTTCAAGTCACCATCCTTTTTAACAGTCCCAGTATCAGAAAACATAATATCAACTTTTAAAGTAGGACTCAATACACTTTCATAGTAATACAAATCAGTAATCAGAGATGCTATATCTGCCTGGGTTTTTTCATCATTAGAAAACACTACACATTTTTTGATGTCAAATTCTTTAGCCTGAGCAGAAGTAATTGGTGTATTAGTCATTTCTTAGTTTTTTCCTTATTACTATTTACCTGAGTTCGGTTGGATCTTGAGAATAATCTTGATCTCCATCAGAAAAACCCCCACCAAAACCAGAACCAATCGGAATAATCTGTGGAGGAATTAGAGATACTTGCTGAGATTCTGGTAATTCATATGTATAAAGATCTTCAGTTTCTAGAAAACCATCTTCTGTATATTTACTTAGAATAGAAATTAGGCTTTCAGAAGCATTTTTTCTCTGACTCACGTTTTCAGTTTGATTAATTATGTCATAAAACTTAATTCCAAATAATTTTACAGAATCCGAATCAATAACATATTCATCTGGATGTGTTAACACCATTTGTGTTTTATCAACATACCCACCATGCAATGCTGCGGGAATTGGATCTTTCCTAGATCTTTGCACAATATCTCTTTCTGCTGCAGTTGCATAACGAGCAGGTCCTTTCCATGCACCAATACCTGCCTCTTTCAAATATTGAACAGCAAGAATGTCTTGAACTTCTGGACTAAACTTTGTATTTGTTGATATATTTGCTCTAGCAACAACACCAGGTAAAGTATTTCCAATAAATTGATAACGTCCAACAGCATGTAATCTTCCGAGTCTTATCCACTCAGCATTAGACATTCCAGGAATATCTCTCTGTAAACTCATAATTTCAGCAATAGTCATATCTGTCAATGATCTTCCACCATGCTGTTTCATTTTACGAAAATCTCCACTGTATCCAAGCACTCCATATCCACCAGCAATACCTATCTGATTTACAGCATTGTATCCACCAGCACTAGCAGACTCATATTTAGAAAGGATTGCTAATGCTTGTCTTTGAAGTGGTGTTAATTTTACAGATCCAATTGCAGTTGGTTCTGTTGACATTTGAGTAGATGCTGAGGCTGCCATTTCGGCATCTCTTTTTGTTTTTAATTTTTGATAAGTTCCACTATCAGCATGAAGACCAAGTTGAGTATCACCACTAGCATCATATCCTCCATAAAAATAAAATCCATATCTTTTAACCATTTCCCCTAATTTTTGATTCACGTTTCCATTCTTAGCACTCCACTGATTACCAACTCCAAGAACTCTAACTCTTGCACCAAGAGATTTTAAATATGAAAGCTGTGCCTCCACAGATTTCCAATCATCCTTAGAGTTAGCAATGCCAGTTGATAAATCAATTAATGCACCCCGGAGAGATTCACCCTTTGCTCTTAAAATCTCAAGAACTTTCTGAGCAGATCTACCAACTTTACTATCATCAGAATCAGTTCCTGGTGTAGCACCCAACCCAGCAAATCCACGAGCAATACTATCACCAATTACAAATTGTGCTTCTCCACCTATTTCAGTAAGTGGATTTTCTTGTCCAGTTTGCCCTTCTCTTGGTTTAGATTTCTCTCCACTGCTCATTCCAGATAATAAAGAAAATTGTCTTTGCAATTCATCCATAAGATAATTGGAAGAACCGATCATACCTTCTTTAATATAAGATCTTGCCCACCCAAAAATATCAACTGGTCCAGTTAAGTCTGATAGAGATCTTTTACTATTGGGAATAAATGTACTTCCCAAAATGGAGTTGAATAAGTTATTAACTGCAGCAGCAAGAGAATTATAGTCTGCCTCAGAAGGACCATCACCCATAATTAATTTAATTGGCATTTGCAAGAATGGTTTTAAGAACGCCCCAGATGATGCAATAGTATATGCCTTAGTCAAATAACGATATGGATTTACATAGTTTGGTGACTCTGGATTTGGAAAAAATGTTTGTATATTTGTCTTTTTGGTTTGTTGTCCAGTTAGAGGATTTGTGTATAGAACTTGACCATTCGAATCTTGACCTGGAGATAGTGGGGAAATTGGTATTTCAAAAGTTCTTGAAACTGTTTTCTTTACCTGAGATCTACCAATTGCACCACCAACTACTTCACCACCCCTGGTAATTGTTCCACCTTGTGCATATTTTTTAACTTTAACCTCACCACCCCCATACATCCTATTCATCATCTGCCTTTGAGCAGACGCATCACCGTAAATATTTCCCCACGATCCCTTTTCTTTTGCAAGTAATCCTAAACTAAATGTGTTTAGTATTTGGCGCACTTGTTCACGAACTCTTGCATCAAACTTTGCAAGATTCTCTCTTTGAGATCTAATTCCAGTAGCATCACCACTTAAGGACATGATACCAAAATTAATCAGTTCACCTAAGTACCTAAATGGAGCACCAATTATATCAAGTAAACTACCAACAGCATTTGAAATAAAGTTATAAATTCTAAGACCAGGAATAGCAGTATAATATGCAAGTAACTTTAATCCCCTAGTAATAAAATTTTTATCATTCGTCGCATCATCAAGTTTCTTCTGAAGTTCATTTTGGAGATTCTGAGTAAACTTTCTTTGTTGAAAAGTGAGTTCTCCTAACAGTGAGGCAGCAGTTCCAACAAGCATAATCGGAGCGCCAACTCTTGCAACATTACCAAGTCTACTTGCTGCTGCTTGAAGAGCCGCTCTAGCACCTCTTCTTTTCGTTACTTGTTTAGAAACTTCTTCTCCGACTTTTCCAAGTGCATCTTGATTTAAATCAGTCTGTGCTTTCAATGATATTAAATCAGAAAAAAGCATACCAGAAATAAGCATTAAGTTTAATGTCTTATTCGTCATCCCCAAAGCAGATTCATAAGCAGCAATCCCTTTGTCGCCATATAAAAGTTTGTATTGTTCTTTTCCAAAATCAATAATTCCATAAACCTTATCAACAAAAGTTACCATTGCATTGAGAATTGTTCCAGCAAACTCAACCGCAAAATTACCAATCTTAAATCCAGTAATTACAAGACCTTTTAATTTTGGAAGATGTGGTATTAATTTAAGAGTTAATGCTCCAAATAAAACTGAGAATAAAAAGTTCTTTACAGAATCCAGAAAACCAAGTCTTGGAACACGTATTTTATTTGCTACAGACCTCTCTTTTTCATTTGTGCGATCTTCATATCTTTTTTCTACTTCGTCTCTACGATTTCTTTCTAGTAACTTTATTTTACTTTTAAAAGCAATATCTTTATATTTGTTCTTCTGCCCTACAAGTTTTTCTACACGAACAACTTGTTTCTGAATAATAAAGGCAGTAGGATTCTTTAACTTGAGATATGCCATTTTATGCCCTCAGTTCTAATCTGTCTTGCTCAACATTAACATCGCTTCCCCCGCCACCAAATGCAGAAGAGCTCATGGGAATATAAATTGGTGGTGATGGAATTAAAATATCCTCTTCATCATCAACCACCATAACAGGTCTTTGATCTATTTTTCTACCGGTGTATTTACTAAGATGTTGTATTAGGGATGAAGATTTTTCTTTTCTTTGATTTTCATTTTCAATACCATTGATCATTCTAAAAAAGTTATCTCCACCATATAAATCAACAGAATCTTTATCAATTACGTATTCTCCCTTGTGCAATAATCTCATACCACCCATTAGAGTTGGACCACCAGATTCTCTACTTGCAGTAGATCCAGGAGCTCCATGTCCAACAAATGCTTTAGTTCCCAATATTCTTGCAGAATTTCCAAATCCATGAATACTAGAAACAACATTACCAACAGCAAGAGGTAAACGTATACCATTTGATCCTGCAATATCAAGACCACCAAATGAACTTCCCATAGATCTGCCCATGTGTGCTCTTTGTTCTTGAGCGACATATTTTTTTAAGGTAGCATCATCAGGTGGTGATTTTGGATTTACCCAAATATTAGCATTGGAAAATAAGTGTGGAGTATTTGCTTTCAACAATGCTTTAGATACTAAAAATGCAGCATTTTGTGCTTCAACCAATCCTTGATTCGTCTTCCCATTTAACCACCTATCACCTTCTGGATCATAAAGTTCTAATGGTCCAATGTGAAAGTGAGGACCAGTTGATCTTCCAGTCATTCCTTGAATAAAAGTTCCAGGACTTACAAATCTAACATTACCAACTCCTGTTATTCCTCCACCCAATGAAACACTACCAGGATCTCCGTCAGGTGTCTCTGGATCACAAACACAAGGATCAACATTAGATGCTGGAGAACCTGGAGAAATTTTTGCAGTAGAAGGAGATGCCCCCAAGTGCTTAAGTTTTTCTGTATAAATCCTATAGCTTTCGCCAGCAGTTCTTTTTGTTTGCCCGTAATATGGTGATAGACCCGCCCACTCTTTTCCCAAAATTTCAAAATCAGATACAGTAAGTTGTGCTGAAGGATTAACACCACGATTTTTTACCAACCATAAAGCAGCTTTATCTTGATTGGCAGGAGAAAAATCTGAGAGACCTAGTGCTTTTGCAGCATTTGCCCACGTTCCTGGCATGAACTGATATTTACCAGCAGCTGCTGATGCATATCCACCAGAACGAACAACAGTATCTGGATGTTTCCAAGGTGGTGCCTGAAATTTACCACCACCAAACATTGTTCTATATCCATCAGGTCCTGCAGTCCCCTCAACTGCAGATATTGTTTCCAATAAAGCCTTTTCAAATGCATTACCAGATGTTACAAATTGCTCATTTGGATCTGGACAAGCACACTCATCATCAGCAGCAGCTGGATTTGGTCCCCCTTCCATCGGAACAGGGTCCAATCCAATTTCATTTCTCAATAATCCAAGCATAGTTCCAAATTGACCACTCATAGAATTCATTAAAAATCTTGATACATTTCTAGAAAGATCATTCAATTGAATTACAGATATAAGTTTTTGATACGCAGTAGGATTTCTATTTGCTAATCCAGTCAACATAAAGTCAGATAAACTTTCTGCAGCACTATCGTAGTCAAACTTACTAACTTGATCACCAAGTAATGCTTTAGATGTAAGAGACATTACAGGACCAAGATAGTTTATATCGGAAATAATATTGTAAGAATTTGTCATGTAAGATCTTCTATTCATCGTCAATAAATCAGATGCTCCAGGAAAAACTTTTGCAAATCCAGTTTCTCCTCCAGTAGATCCGCCAACTTTTGGATTTTTTGGTTTGGAAATTTGCTTTCTGGGAATATCAACTTTCTTTTTTTCTTTCTGCTGCTGTTTTGTATCACCCCCACCAAATCCAAATATACCACCAAGACTACTACCTATTCCACCCAACATCCCAAGAAATCCACCAGATGCATACTTTCTTACTTTAATAACTTTTCCACCACCATAATAACCCATATCTTTGACTGCCTTTTTCCCATAAAAACTTCCAAATGATCCTGGGCTTTGTAAATTTGAAGCAATATCCTTTCTACCAAAGAAATCAAATAAAGGGGAAAATATTCCAGAGAATCTTCTTAAGTTTTCTCTAACCCTTGCATCAAACTTTCCAAGATTAGTGAATTGCTCATCCAATCCTTTCTTATTACCAGATAACTTCAGAAATGCGCCACGCACCAATTCAATTCCATACCTAAATGGAGCACCTAAAATATCAAAGACTGTTCCAGCACCCTCCAAGAATGCCAACGGAACGCTAAAAAGTGAAGACGCTGGACCCGAAAAAGATTTTAGTCCCTTTGTCCATTTTGCAATTTGAAATATACCTTCTCCAGCCGCAGAAAGAAGCAGTCCAGCACCAGCAACAATTCCACCAGAAGCAAGAGGACCTAGTGCCTGTGCTGAAGCAACATTCTGAACTCTCTCAGCAGCAGTTGCTGCTACCTCAGTTTCTACAGTCTGTGTAATTGTTTTTGCAGTGTTAGTATAAACCTTACTTCCGCTGAACAGACCCTCAAATATATTGAAGTCACTGAATATCATAGAAGCAATCAAAATTTGATTCATGACTTTGGTGCTTTCACCAGTCGCTTTCTCTAAAGATTGTATTGCCTTTTCACCACCAATTTTTCCAACTATGTCTTTTGCATGACTATATGCTTTATAACCATAGTCAACAAATGTGATTAATCCATTTAATATTGATCCACCAAGTTCAATAATAGAATTTCCTATTTTAAAAATAAATGTCCCAACCTGAAGAAGTTGGGGGAGATAATTTGATAACCTTAGTGCAATAAATCCGAGTAAAACATTTGTTATGAAAGTTTTTAGAGAATCAAGAAATCCCAATTTTTTAGTTACTTTCTTGATTGGTTTTCCTACACTACTTAATGTTCTTTCTAAAAGATTTTCATAATTAATAAATCTTTCCCTTTCAGCATTACTTCTTTTTGCAGAAATTCTTTTTTGTTGAACATTAAGAGATGACTTAAGCAGTTTCTCCTTGTCAATAAACTGCCTCTTAAGGGACTGTAAAGTACCAGTTAATGGAGAAACTAACTTTGCCATTATCTAACACCAAGTTGGTTAGCAACTTTTCTATTACTACCAGGCTTAGAAGATGAGAATCTAGGAACCGTTGGTTTTCCACCCTTTCCTCCACTGTATCCACCAGTTCCAATGGTATTTGCTTTTGTTCTTACAACTTTTGGAGCGGGTTTAGGTGTAGGTTTAATTACTTTTGGTTTTGGTTTAGTTGTAGCAAGTCTTGCCTTTCTTGCTTGAACAGCAGCATTGTAATCTTTATAATATTTCCCATCGGAAGATGAGTAATATCTACCAATTGATGAGGCACCAGCTTGTTTCACTCTTGCCTGAGATGCTTTATCTTCAGCAGCAATTTTTGCTTTGTCTTTTTCGCTACCAAATAATCCAGTAAATGATCTTCCGAGTTGACCAAACATCCCACCACGTTTTATATCCTCTCTAGTTCTAGCAAGACTTTCTGCATCAAATCTTTTACCTTGAGAATACCTTGCCCCAGGTGTTCTTTCATAACTCAACTTATTTAATCTTTGCTGAGAAGCTAAAGAAATCATCCTAGATTTTCTAGCAGCAAGTGCATCATTATAATTTCCATATGTTTTTTGATCCGAAGATGAATAATACTTACCCTTTGATGCTGCATAATCAGTTCTTGCCTTCATTGAAGGTCCACCAAACATTCCACCAGTCTTTTTATCACCAGATAGTCCAGTACCAAATACTCCAGCATCTCTTGCCGCAAGTGTTGCATCAATCGCAATAGAGGCACCTGTTCCCAGTCCAGGAATAGATGATGCTGCACCAGATAGCAATTCAAGACTTGCTCCAAGGATATCACCTTTCATTGCTCTTTGTGCAGCAAAAACTGCACCCATACCCAATCCAAGTAGAGGAATTTTCTTCAGTAAACTTTTTCCTAATGAACCAGCACCAATTTTTGAAATTGATTTCAATGCCATATTGGATCCCATCTTTGCCAATGGTTTTGCAAGTCTTCTTCCACCATATTGCAATCCAGTTCTTGTGGCAAATCTTCCAAGACCACGGCTAGCTGCTTGAGCCATTGGTCTTGCAGTCATCATTGTCATGCCAGGACCTGACATTCCCCCTTCTATAATAGAAGAAAGAGCATCTGGTTGTTCTGAAGATAATTCTGCAGATGGAGAATCTTCACCAATGTATCCACCACCAGCAGCATGAATTCTTTCATAAACTACTTTGGGGCGATTAGTTCCACCACCAGCGGCATTCATTGCCTCAAGTAATCCTACACCAAATTTATTAACTGCACCACGAGACATGACAAACTCACCGTCAGTGAGCATTGCAGGAACTTTATCAATTCCCTTAGGTCCGGACACAATTCCAGGGAATCCATTTAATAAAGCAGCAAATCCACCAGATTTAAAGAACTGCGTAAATATCCCCAACTTAGAATCAACTTGCCCACCAGTTTCGGCAAGCATGGTTTTGAAATCGATAAAACCACCACCAAAAGCTTGTGCTGTCGGTATTCCTGGAAGTTGTGGAATCTGAAGTTGTGGTGCCCCTCCAGTTTCACCACCTACCATTCCTTGATATAATTTGTACCCACCATAAGCAATACCAGCGCCAGCACCAAGTTGCGCCAGTTTTATAAGTATTCCTTTTAATCCACCACCGCCGCTGCCAAGAGCGGATAGCATTGATCCTGCCTTTTTCAATCTAAAGGCATTTGCAATAGCAGCAGCAAGTTTAAATGCTACAGAACCAAGTAGAGCAACTGCTCTAATACTTGTTGCAGCAATTGATCTTACTACCCTACCAAATCCAGTGCCAAATAAAATATATCCAGCAACAAGAGAAGGCCACCAATCTCGCAAAAATCTAGCAATAGATCGGACTTTATCTTGATTATCTTTATTCGCAAACCAATCTACTAAATTTAATACTGCTTTGCCTAAAAATAGAGTGACAAAGAATTGTATTATTTGATCTAGAATTCCCTTTACGGGGGCAACAACTGCCTGTGCAGTTGCTTTAACCGTAGCAAACGTACTTTCTAACCCAAGTTCGACTTTTCTTCTTCTAGCAGATTCTTGAGTTCTTCTTTCCTGATCCGATTCCTTAACTACTTGAGTGTTTTGTAAAGTAAGTAGTTGTATAATTCTGGTTAAAGATTTTGATATGTCCTGAAGAACAGCAGTATCAGCAGGAGCAGCAATCAACTGTGTCTGTGGTTGAACCGCAGCAGTTTGAACAGTAGTTGTTTTACCTAGAAGCTTCTGCTGATTTACTGCCATTCTACTTTACTTAGAGACTAGACTTTTGTTGTTGCTGTTTTAGTTCTTCCTCTTCAAGATGCTGTTGTAATAACCCAACATAAATGTCTCTTTCCCAAGGAATCATATTTTCAATTTCCCATAATGAATATTTATGGTACTGTATCAAGGCAAAATTAAGTCTAAAGTAATTCTCAAGGTCCATATGGACCATGGCTACGCGAAAAAACTTGCTAACCCTTCCAGAACAACTTCACTTTCAACTGATGTTTTTGGATTCTTAACAGTAATTTTATGAGAAAGTTTAGGCATTGTTTCAAAGAATTTTTCAATATCCTTAAATTGAGAAGAATTCATTGATTCTAAGAACTCTGTCAATTCTTTTTTAGTTACATCTGCAGCAGACCAAACCTCATCTTCAGTATAAATTTTATCAATACAAGATGCAATCAATTCAAATGATTGATCCATTGCATTATTATTATTGAAATCAAAATTATTCTTAATAAACTGTTCAAGAGATGGATATTTCATTTCCATCATAATATTATCATCAAGTTTAATTTTATTACTGTGCTCTTCGTTCTTTTGAACTTGAATATCATCAAGATCTATCTTGACTAAAACATTAGTTTCATTGTCATCAGGGCAGATAATATTAACCTCAACCTCTTCTCCAACAGATTTTCCTCTAATGTTTAAGAAGAGATATTCAATATCAAACGTTGGTAAGTTTTCTACTTTAATATCTTTTGCAAGAATACAATTTTTGATTACAGATTTAATTGCATTTGTAATTTGTTTATTGTCTTCACTTTCCAATGCAATAACTAAAAGCTTTTCTTCTTTTACTAAGAAAGGTCTATACTTGATTGTTTTTCCTGTTGATGGCAACTCAAGTTCATAAGTTGGTGTAGAAATCTTAGGTAATGGCATAATGTCCTATAGAATGTTTTTCAGGTAGAGTTATTTAGATGCTTATTTAGAATCCAAGAGGACCATTAATTGGTCTTCCTTTAAATGCACCACCAGTTCCAGCAGAATAAGTTCCAGATCTAGCTCTATTTCTAAGCGCCTCTCTGGCAGCAGAACCAACAGGGAACCTAAGATTTGCATCAGCAAGAATTGCCCTCTGCTCAGCAGTCCCTACAGATTCAACCATTTGGCGGTTTGATAGTGCCCAAATTGCAAGATCATCTCTACCACCATTCAATGCGGCATTAGCTTGCGCTTGGTTTATAGGATTATCTGATGCTCCCTGAGCAACTGCTTCAGACCCATCTGCTTTTGGTGATGCTGGAGATAAAAAGTATCTAACATAAGATAGTGATACATTACATTTTAACAAACCGGTTCCATCATAAGAAACTGGCATTGATTGCATTGCAATTGGGAAACAATTAACAAAATTATAGGATAATCTTGTACCTTTTGCTCCTATTGCCTGCCCCATACTACTTTTTTCAAATTTAATAACTTCCAATCCTTGATTGCAAATATAATTTTTTGGCCAATTCATTCTATAAAAATATTGTTCATCAGAAACTCCTGGACGACCACTTTCAGCAGATGCAATTTGCTCCCCAGCAATATACTTCATCCACACTTCAAAAAATCGAATTGGCAGATAATTTGTTGCATCAACATAAAATCCCAAATCAATTCTATCATCATACTGTCTTCTATATGCATGACGATGAGTTGATCCATGATAATCGCCAGTAATATCATGTGTCGCAAATGTAGAACCAGGGAGTAATGCATCAGAACAAAGAAGTTCTAACTTATCAATATCATAAGAAAGTCCATTTTGAAAAAGATACTGTGGTGTTAAACCCTGAGGTTTGGGTATGGACACAACAAAATGATTTGTGGTTGCAGGATGTAGTAAAGTGTTCTTTATTTCAGCTAAAGATCTACTTCTTGGTACAGCCATCTATAAATACTTTTTGACCTTATATATTATGTATGATGGCAGAAAGTATTAAAAGTAAGTATAAACCGTCATACCCCAAAAAATATAAAGGGGATCCCAATAATATTATTTGCCGCAGTAGTTGGGAAAGAAAATTTTGTCATTGGTGTGATCTGAATGAAAGTATTTTGGAATGGGGTAGTGAAGAGTTTTACATTCCTTACATATCACCAGTAGATAGAAGAGTTCATCGTTACTATCCAGATTTTATTATTAAAGTTAAAGAGAGTACTGGACAAATCAAAACATATGTGATTGAAGTTAAACCCAAAAAACAGACCAGACCTCCAGTTAAGAAATCAAGAGTAACAAAATCTTATCTGCATGAATGTGTTACTTATGAGGTCAATCAAGCAAAATGGAAAGCAGCAAAAGAGTTTTGTGCGGATAGAATGATAGAATTCAAAATCATTACCGAAGAAGAATTAGGTATCAAGTAATGGCAGAAGGTTTTGGGAAATACTCTAAAATCCCACCAAGAATGAGAGAACTTAGAAAAAGAATTGATGAAACTGGGACCAGTGACCCAGAAGATTTAATGCTTATCATTCTTGATGTTTTGAAGGAAGAAGTGCTATATCCAGAACCAGGAAAATTTTATACCTTCATTTACAATCCCAAAACACCAGAGATTGAATATGATCAGCATCCACTAATTGCTTGTACTTCTTTAGAAAAATGGGGATTCAAAGCAATCAATTTTCATTGGAGAGAAGGTAGACAATACACATGGGAAGAGGTTGCAGGAAAACTTCATGTTGTAAAGTATGATGAGTTAGATGAGATGCTTTCCATCCCATATGGAAAATTCCGTCTAAATAAATAAAAACCATTCTGTCCTGATGGCTACAACCGCTACATCCAAACAATCACCAGTAAAGGTTGGAAATGCCAATATCAATATACAAAGTGTCGTAACAGATGCCGGTAAAGATGCTAATGGAAATAGAAAATTTACTACCGAAGTACAAAGAGTAGATAGCGCAGGAAAAACAACAGTAATTGGATCTGTAGACGCCAGTGGAAAAGTAACTCCAAGCGAAAACGCTAGTGCAGATGAAAAAGCATCCCTTGGAGATCCAAAAAGTCAATTAAGACAGGGAATATCCCAACAAGTTACAGATCCTAAAGTTCAAAAAGACTTAGGAGTAACAACGGAACAAGACAAAAAAGCACTTGCGAGTGCTAGTGGATCTGCTGCAGCAGCAAATGCAGGAACACCACCAGGAACTTCACCCCAAAGTGGCGAACAACAACCTCCCGATGCCGCACAAACAGCAGCAGCGTCTGAAGAAGCGGGGTCTTTCAAAACAGGTACAAGAGTTGGAGACAATGCATATAGTCTCAACATGAAATATCCACTAGATCTAGCAGTGGAAGTTCAAGATGTAATTAAATTTTCAATTTTAGAATATTCACCATCACTTGCAAAAGATAATCAAGCTGCACAAGGAAGTGGACAATTTGGAACTACAAAAAACAGAGTTGTATCTCTTGAAGGAAGTAGTCCAATAATAAAAGGATCTAAAAGAATTGGAGTAATCACGCTACCAATTCCAGCAAATATTAGTGATGGAAATACTGCTAACTGGCAAAATGGTGAAATGAATGCGGTAGAAACAGAACTAGCAAATATAGCACAAGGATTCTTCAACGGTGGAGTATCTGGAGCAAAAAGTGCAGTTGAAAATACAGGTTCAAATATAGAGGCTGGAGCAAAATCTGGAGATTTGCAAACAGCAATTAAAGGTGTATTTTTAGCAAGTGCAGTAAGTCAATCAGCAGCTCAAAGAGCATTCGGTGCTGTTGTAAATAACAACTTAGAATTACTGTTTTCTGGTCCAAACCTAAGAAGTTTTGGATTTACATTTTTGTTTTATCCAAGAGATCCAAATGAAGCAAAAATGGTTCGTCAAATCATTCGCGCATTTAAACAATCAATGTCAGTAAAGAGAAGTAAAACTTCTCTATTATTAAAAGCTCCACACACGTTTGCAATTTCTTATATGACTGCTGGAGGAAAAATGCATCCTTACTTAAATAGTTTTAAAGAATGTGCATTAACATCATGTAGTGTTGATTATACTCCAGATGGAACTTATATGACATATGGTGGTGATGAGAAATCAATGACAGCATATAGATTGACATTACAATTCCAAGAACTCGAACCAATCTTTGATGATGAGTATGATCAAATCGATAAAAACAAAGATACTCATATAGGATTCTAAAATGGCAAACTATTTCCGCTACCTTCCAGAATTTGAATATGTTAGCAGACTTCCAGACGCTAAAATATCAGACTATATTAAAGTAAAAAATTTATTTAAAAAAGGAAAGATAAGAGATGACATCTTTGAAAACTTATCTTTCTTTGAGAAATATAAAATTTCTGGAGATGATAGACCTGATAACGTTGCGTATAAAGTTTATAATGACTCATCTTTAGACTGGGTTATTTTACTAAGCAACAATATTGTTAATGTTCAAAGTGAGTGGCCAATAGAACAGAACATGTTTGATGCTTATTTGTTAAGTAAGTATGGCGATTATGATACATTATATAATGGTGTTCATCATTATGAAACTATAGAAATAAAAAACAGTCAAGGATTTACTGTTCTTCCTGCTGGATTAAAAGTACCACAAAATCATTCAATATCATATTATGATTACTTGGAAGATGTTCAAATAGATCGTAGAGATGTAACTATCCCGATCACAAATTATGAATACGAAGAAACCATAGAAAATAACAAAAGAAATATTTTTATTTTAAAACCAGAATATCTTGGGATTATTCTTAATGATATGACAGATATTATGGAATATAAAAAAGGTTCCAGTCAATACGTGACTGGAACCTTAAAACGTGCTGATAATATCAGACTTTATGATTGATCACCCTTCAGCAAGACGCTGGAAGTAAGACAGAGCATCATTTTCATCATCATCTTCAACATCAGTTGAAGAAGAATTTACAACAGGAAGTGCTGGTTCAGGACGACGGGAAGTAAAATCAGGGGCATAAGAACCACGATCATTGTCTTCATCATCAACCTCTTCATCCAGACGAGGACGAGGAGCATTCTTTTGTCCAAGAACATACTTCAGACGCTTCTCAAGATCTTCATAAGACTTGAATTGATCGGGAGCAGTTACAGCAGTCAGAGAATATTGCTTTTTCCAGACTGCTTCCAGAGCATCATCATCATCCAGGAGAGGAGCGACACGATCAAACTCTGACTTGTCATAGTTCCAGTATCCATCCTTCTTCACCAGTTTCAGTTTGAAGTTAGCACCTTGCCAGAAGTCAAAAGGATTGATAGGAGTTTCATCCTCAAATTCAGGTTGCATTGCTTCCATGATCTTATCAAAGATCTTCTTACCATACTTGAATAGGAAGACTTTGCCTTCGTTTGCAGGATTTGCTGGATCCTTTACAACATAGATGTTGCTGTAGTAAGACAGTTTGCGCTTCTGTTTACGCACAGTTTCTTTATCTTTATCACTACCACTGTTCCACAGTTCACGGTTATGTTCAGACACGGGATCTTTCTGACCAATCGTAGTCAGAGAGTTCTCAATATACCAACCACCAGGACCTTGAAATGCATGACTATAGATTTTTGCCCAGGGAAGTTCTTCACCTTCGGGGGCAGGAAGGAAACGGATAACAGCAAAACCGTTTCCAGTTTTATCCATTTCTGGTTTCCACAGACGCTCATCTGCGCCGTTGGAAGTTGTACTCATCTTCTCTACTTCTTTGACCAGTTTCTGCGTGAGAGAACCAAGAGAAGATTGTTTTTTAAGATCGGCAAAAGACATTAGATTACCTCGGATGTGTACGGATTTGGCTTTTGTGTACTTCGTTATTCTACAGGTCGGAACCCGTTTTGTCAATCTGCTCTTTCATGACATCAAGCATACGAGACATATTATTAAAAATAATATTCATATCCACATTTGGTGGTAGACCCATCATTGATGCTGATTGAGCAATACGTTCTTTCATTTCAACTGCTTCAGGATCATCAGATAAACTCAAACGTGTATAAAGAACCTTCTGTTTATCAAGAAGTTTCTCTAAAATTTCAACATGTTCTATTTTCTCTTCTTTTGTCATCGTGGGAAACTTAAAAACATTTTTATAAATGTCTTCTTGTAACTCACTGATTTCAGCCATCTCAGCACGGACGACTTCAGATTTGAAGAAACTCATGAATCTCCTAAAACAATTTCTTTTAAAAGTTTACGGTAACGAAATACATCAATATTTAGGAACGGGCTATATTTTTTTATTTTCATACTTACGGTTTCCCACACTGGATCATCAAAATTTTTATTAAAATCATTCACGTATCCAAGAATTTTATCAAGAATTACCATAGTTTCTATGGAAACTTCTCCACTTAAATACTTTTTAAGAATAATTGGATGTCCTTTACTGGTTTGAAATACTAGGTCAATATTTTTATTTGGGATTACAGATTCTACTTCTTCTCTAAACACATAAGAAAGTGACTGTGTTCTTTTTTTCCAGGAGGTGTATCTATCATCACCTTCACGTATCATTTCACCAATCCAAAGTTTGCTTGGATCAGTGCAAGCAATAAAATTTGATACAAAAAATTCTTCTACTTCTTTATCTGTTTTTTGACGAGCAACTTTCTCAAACCAAAAACGATCTTTACGTTTGTAAAATGATTGAACGGTTGCACGACTTTTACCACAATACTTGTGATAATCATAACTGTCTTTGGTGAAATGATTTTTCAAAGACAGATAACATTTATAGGCATCAAATGGCATCATTCAAAAAAGTAATATAGGAATTTTTTACCGGGAAAATTTTTACCCGAAAAATGAATTAGAAAACCAATTTTGCTCGAGATGTTTTCTTTAAAAAATTAAGTTCCATTGCCTCATACTTAATCTTTTCTTTCAATGGTTTTGAAATAAGTTTGGGAACAGACTCAACATCAATATTATTTTGTTCGCAAAAATAAAC